CGCGGCCCGGGCGCGCCGGCGCCGGCGCCGCCGCCGCCGGCGAGCGACCTCGACGTGGAGCTCATCGACCATGGCCCCTGGATCAAGCGAAAGGAACCCGATGCGTGACCGACCAATTCGGCAAGGCGATCCCCGCCCAAAAGGGCGACCGCTACTACTCGGTGATCGTGCCGCGCAATCCGCCAAAGCCGCGCGATCTCACGCCCGAGGAGCGGGCGGAACGAAAGAAAGCGAGCGAGCGCTTGAGCGCGGCCGCGGCCGCCTATCATGTGAGCCTGCTGGACGCGGGAATGAAAGCCTGGCTCGAACGCGCCAAGCAAAAGTTTCTGCAAGCGGGGGGGTACGGTTGCCGGCTCACGGCCACGGAGGAGGCGGAGATCCGCGCCGCCGGGTTCGAGCCAAAGCCACCCGATCGCTAGCCGAGCGAGCGTTCGAGCTCGCGTGGCGGATGCTACCGCCGCTCGCCGGCGTCGAGATCGAGACGGAATTCTGGTTTCACCCGACGCGCAAATGGCGGTTCGATTTTGCGTTCGCTCCGTTCAAGGTCGCGGTGGAAATCGACGGCCGCGCGCGCGGCAATGCGGAGCAGCCGGGCCGGCATCAGCGAGTCGACGGCATCCGGAACGACCTCGAGAAAAGCCGCGCCGCCGTGCTGCGCGGCTGGCATGTGTTGCACTACCCGGCGACGGACAAAGCCGACGCGCTCGCCTGGGCGCGCGAGGTGCGCGAGCTGCTGCGAATGGTCGACCCGGTGCTCGATCAGTGCGCGGTTTGTGACTGCACTGATTCGGATTGCTCGCAATGCATCGAGCGCACCGGCGAGCCCTGCTACTGGGCACGCGCCGGCCTGTGCTCGGCCTGCGCCGACCGCATGCCTCAACGGGCAGCGAGCACGAAGTCGAAATCCTGAGGCATCGGCGCCTCGATCGTGCCGTCGCTCTCGGCACACATGACGTAGAGCCCGCCCTTGCCCTCGGGGCAGGCGACGGGATCGTCGATGTGGCCGTGACGATGCGCGAGCACGTGGCCCATTTCGTGGAGCAGCACCGCGGCTCGCTCGCCGGGGGCGAGGTTGTCGCGGATGCTGATCACGCTGCCGTGCGCGCAGCCGGCGACGAGCTCGGAAGCGAGCGCGCCGTCGGCCTGTAGGCAGATGGCCCGGAGCTGCTCGGGCGAGACCTCGGTCACCGCGAAGTCGACGGGCAGCGGCAAGCCCCACGCGACCTGGGCGGCGTACCCCGTGGCATCGGGTGCGAGCCAAAGGGTGTCTGTAGGCGTGAGGGCGAGAGCCGGGGCCGAGCTGGTCGCGGGCGCCTCACCGGCGCAGGCGACCAAAGCGGAGGCGGCGAGCAGCAAGGGGGCGATCCAGCGAGTCATGCCCCTATGAACGGCACGCCCGGCGCTACTTTGAATGCTGGAGCCGCGCGCCCAGGCGGGTCACGAGGTGCGCGTACGCGGGCCAGCCGAGGGCCGCCGAGGCGCTCGCGAACGCCAGCACGAGCGCGAGCACGACACCGGCGCCGGCGACCGCAAGCTCGCGCCGGCGGCCGCCCTGGCCCGGTAGGGGGGGCGGCGCCGGTGCGGCGGCAGCTGCGGGCCTCGGCAGCCGGGTCGGCAGCCAATCACGGAACGTGGCCAGCTCGACCCGCAGGCCCTCGACGGTGCGCCTGAGCTCGCCGGTGAGCTCGCCGGCGGGCAGCCATTGCCGGAAGGCGGCCAGCTCGACGCGCAGGCCCTCGACGGCCTGCGCGAGCTCGCCTGTGGGCGCTGCAGCGCCGCTCGCGGCCGCCGGGGGTGGCGGCAGGGTCGGCGCTTGCAGACCGAGCAGCGTGCCCGCGGGGGGCGTCCGCGTGAGGCGGAAGGGCTCCCGGGGCGTGGGTGGCGGTTCCGGGGGTGGGCTCCGCATGCTCTCAAGCATGGGGCGCGGCAGCGGCGCCGGCAAACGAACCCACAAAAGGAAGGCGCCCCGGGGAAAGCCCCGAGGCGTTACGTACCGGACACCATCTGGATAGCCCGGAGCATGAGGCCAGCCGGGCCCGGCCGTCAAGCTCAATTGTCGGGTTTGGGCGGCAGCTTGCGCCAGGGCCAAACGGCGGTCGGCTTTTGGCCCACGATGAGCGGGAACTCGACCGTCGGCGCCTCGGGATCGAGCACGCGTTCCTCGAGCTCGGCCGCCCGCATTTCGGCCTCATCGGACAACGGCACCTCGGTTTTGAGGCGCGAGTCGCTCCAATCGGGCGGCTCGCTCGTCGGCAGCGGCGGAGGCTCGGGCGTGCGCAGCATCGTGCCCGAGCGCACTTTGGCCGGCGCCGGCATCGGCTCGCGTCGTTGCTTGGCGAGCGAGCGTTGGTAGCGCTGCTCGCGCTGGCTCAGTCGCTGATTTTCAGCGAGCATCCGCACGCTGAGGCGCGAGGCCATCAGCTCGCGGCCGAGCCAGATCACGACGGCGAGCTCCGCCAGCACGCCGAGCACGAGCAGGATGATCGTCGTTGCGTCGAGTAGGTTCGCGGCCTCGGCTGGATCCGGTACCGCAAGGGCTCCGGCGAGATACATGCCCTAGTGTGCGCCGACTCGGGGAATGTTGCATCGGCCTCGTGTCACCTGTGCGGGGGCGTGACGAAATGCCTCGGGCGGCATCGGCGGGGAAACGGCGCGCCCCGCTGCCCGGTCACGGTGTCCAGCCGGCCTTCAACGCCACGCTAGCGACACGGCCGATCCAGTCGAGGCCGAACGTCGCAAAGCCACTCAGGCTCATGTAGTAGCGGCAGCGCTCGACGTTGAATTGCCGACACAAATGCCGCAGGTCCGCGCGCGCGACGGCCGCGAGGGATTTGGGCCCGAGCTCGCCGTCGTCGTTCACGTGCGCGGCGCGTTGCAGACACTTGATCGACGCGATGCGTCCGGCGTTGACCGAGTGATCAAACACGAACAAACAGAGCGGCCACGGTAGCCGGTCCGCGCCGCAGGCCGCCCAGAAATCCCGGGCGTAGATTGTCGCGGCGAGCTCGGGCGTGAGCGAGCGAATGTCCAGGTGTGGGTAGGAGCGTTGCGAGATCCCGAATTTGGTGAGGCCGCCCGGGTCGTGCGGGTTGTCGGCGAGCCCGCCCTCCTCCTCGAGCAGGATCGGGATCGAGCGATCGAAATTCACTTGGGTCACGTTCAGCGCTCCCTTCGGATCGTCAGGTGGTAGGCATGCATCGAGAGATTTGCGACCCCGGTGTCGAAACGCGCGCGCACCTCGAGGGTTTGATCGACGGTCGTGTCGACGGTCGTTGCAGCGGCCGCCGTCGTCGCCGGGATCGGGTCGTGCCGCACGAGCAGCGGGTTTCCGTTCGGCGTTGCCGAGGCGTTGCTGATCGAGTCGTCGACTCGCAAGGTCACCATGGCCGTACCGCCGGCGCCGAGCGATCGGCATGTGAGCCGGCCCTCGATCCTCGCCGAGCCGAGGTGACCGCTCGTCGTTGTCGTGGCGATCGTGAGCGTGCGTACGACCGCGCCGCCGACGAGCAGCTCGATGACCACGTTTGACGCGGTCGCCGTCGCGCCGCGCGAGGTGTGGAGCAGGCCGGAAAACAGATACTCCGCGCCGACGTATTGCGAATCCTTCGGGACGGTGAGCGCGCCGGCGGTGAGGTTCGTGGTCGCGTTCGTGACCGTTTGCGCCGTCGTCTGAGTCAAATTCAGATTCTGCTGCGGCATCGGCAGCGCGCCGAACAAGCGCCACCGCTGGCTAATATCGTCGTACATGAAGAACGCGCAGCCCTGCGGCGGGATCTGCAGCGGCAGCTGATTCGGCAGGTTGAAGCGATTCGCCGCGGCCGAGGCGGTCGACGCTTGGGCGATCGTCAACGTGTCTGATGTGTCGATGTTCTCGATACAGATCAGCTCGCCGTTCGCGCTACCGTTCGTGCTCGCGTCGGGCACGATGCCCGTGAGCGTTTGATTGCCCGTGAGCGTGACGCGGATCAGATTCTGCCCGCGGCTCGTGCGCGCGTGGTCGTTTTCCTGCGCCGTCCAGGTCACGGTATCGACGCCGGTGAAAAACAGCCGGTGATGCGTGTGCACGCAACGCCACCGGCTGTTTGTATAGACCAGCATGACCGAATCGTTTTTGTAGAGGCGCAGATCCCGAATGTCGGGCGTCCGGATGCTGGTCACCGCGTTGCCCAGGTTTTCGAGCAGCGTGATTACCGCGGCCGTCGCCGCATCCCGGTTGTGGACCACGAACCAAAAGCCCTCGCCCTTGGCGGTGAAGCCGTCGATCGTCGCCTCGGTCACGGTATTGAACGTGACGATGCCGCCCACGTCGAGCGTCGAAATGTCGACCACGCCAAGCGCGCCGGCGGTCGGCGAAATGTTGAGCGTGTTGGGGTTGATCGGGGCCGCCATTTCGAGCCCCGTATTTGCGGCGTTGACCCGCAGGTATTGCAGCGCGGCCGTACCCGCGAGCGTCGCGACGTTGCCCGTCGCGTTCGTGGGGTTCGCGAGGATCGACTTTGCGGGAATGGTCACGAGCTTGATCAGCGCGAGCGCGTGGTCGGCGATGCTGCCGATCCCGAATTCCACGACCCGGTAGAGCTCGTACAGCGATCGCCACCACCCCGCGTACCGGCGATTATTCAGGACGGCGAGCGGGAAATCGTTCGCGTTCTGCTCGCACAGATCGATCTGATCGGCGCCGGCGTTGAGCAGGGATGCGTGCCGGCTCGCCCGCTCATTGAGCGCAGGAATGAGCAACTGATTTGCCGGCGTGCGCACGCCAAGGATCCGCCGCTCGATGGGAATGCCGTTGTCGCGCAGCTCGATTTGCCAACTGCCGTACGTCGCGGCCGTCGGCGAGAATGTCCAGATGTCCGGATCGCCGGTCACCGCGAGCGACGACACCGAGGTCGTATCCTCGGGCGGCGCCCAGAGCAGGTGGAACGTGCTCGAGCCCGTGCCGCTCACATCCTCGAGCGTCACGAGCGCGCCGGTGGCCAGGCCATCGGTGCGCGAGCGGCCGGCGACGCCGGCGGACAGCCCGGCTTGGCTGATCTTGATTCGAGCCGTCATGTGTCTAACTCCCTACTTCCGTGGTACCCATCGGGCCCGATCCAAATCCCTCGACGCCCGCGAGCTCGAGCGGCTCGATGGGATCAACCAGCAAGATGATCCATTGCTGCGAGGGGCAAATGCTGAGCAGCAATTCCTCGAGCTCGGCGATCCGCGTGGCATCGACCGGCGCGAGCTCGGGGAACACCTCGCCCGAGAAATACAGAAAGTACGGCCAAAACGCCGGGTCGTCGGGCACCGCCGGCGGCGCGCGCCGCGTGAGATCCAGGTTCACGATGTAGCCCGGATCGTTGGCGAGGTGATCGTCGCAATGCGGCGCGAGCGGCTGCCCCGGCGCGGGGTTGAAGCATTGCCACGGCGAGCTCGATTCGCACTGGTAGACGCCGAGCAGCGGGCGGCGTGTGTACAGGCGAGGATCGAGCGAGACGAACGGCGGCCCGCTGCTCCAGAACTCGTGAATGAAAACGGTCGTGAAGCCAGCGGCTTGGACGACGCTTTGCAGGTAGTCCGGCGATTGCCCCCCCTGCGCGCGCCACGCTGCCGCGAGGCGCAGCCGGCGATCGGCCTCGGTGCCCGTGCCGGGCAGCGCAAACTCGGTCTCCCACGCGGGCAGCTCGCGCGTGCTCGGCGGGAATAGATCGAGGTAAGCGAGGTCGATGAAGGTGCGAACGTCGCCCGCAAAGGCCGCGAGGCCCTGCAAGTAGCGCCGCAGGCTCGTCGCGATCGTCGTGCGCCAGGCAAGCGCGCGCGGCAGTAGATGCTTGAACGTTGAGAACATGCGTGCGCGTTACGTGCCGAGTTGCATCGTCGAGTAGAGCTCGCCACTGATGCTCGAGAACAAACGCCCCTGCGCCAGGCCGAACGAATTGAGCGCGCGGCTTTTGTAGAACGCCCGGTTAGACCAGGTCAGGCCGCCGTCGCGGCTCATGACGGCGACGGTTCCACTGCTGAACGTCACGAGGCACACGAGCACGTTGAAAAAATTGTCGACCAGGATCCGCGCCTTGCTGGTCGGCGTGACCCCGAACACGATCGTCGAGAGCAGCTGCCAATTGAGCGTCGAGTCCGTCGAGCAGATCCGCACGAACCCGGGCGAGGCGGTGAGCGCGCCGGCGTGCCAGATCGTCGTGCCCCCGTTGCCGTCGATCCAGCCGCTGTCTGCATAGTCGGCGGGGTTCGGCACCGTCGGCGCGACCGCCCAGGATGTACCGCCATTGGTCGAGCGCGAGATCGCCACCGCGCTCGATCCATCGAGCCCGCACGCGAGGGTGTCGCCGTTTGAGAAATTCGCGAGGCCGCCTTGCGCACTATTTAGCGTCGTCGCTGCATTCGTCCAGACGGACGCAGCATCGACGTCCTGCGCGACGTTGACGCCGGCGGCGAATGAAACCATGAACCGGCTTTGCACCGAGTTGTAGATGATGCGATCGGGCGTCGCGCCGAGGTCGGATCCGGCGCTCCAGGCGGCACCAAAGTTTGTCGAGAAGCAACACCGGTTCCCCCCCGTGCCGATCACGACGGTGCGGCCCGAGGTGATCGCGATGTCCGTCACGAGGGAAGTGATCGAGGTGATCGTGCCGATGCCCCCTTGCCCCGCGTCGTCCGACTCGCTGAAGCGGTGCACATCGCTCGCGCCCGACTTGACGATGATGAGCGTGCCGTTGGATTGCCGGGCGATGCCGAGCGAGGCCGCCGTGTCCGCGTAGGGGTTCGCGTCGTCGATCAGCCGCAGCTGCAAGAGCGCGAGATCGAGCCGCGCGAACGAGGTCGCGGCGCTCGCGTTCGCAATGGCTTGCACGGCCTGTAGGTACTGGCTCGCGCCGACCTCATCGGGCGAGCCACTCGGTGTGATCACCGCGGTCGCGAGCAGCGATTGCAGAAAGCCCCATAGGTCGTTGACCCAATCGCGCTCGAGTGGCGTGCCCGAGCCATCCTGGAAAGTCACCGCGTTGCGTGCCTTGCCCTGCGGATAGGCGGCCGAGACGTCCGTTTGTGCGGCGTATCGAGCGCCGGGGATGAGTGCCATTTCGTTGCCCTCTCAGATGGGAGTGATAGTTCCGAGCTTCGCGAGCTCGCCGCGCGTGAGCGTGTATTCCAAGATCACGATGCCGAGCCGGCGCAGCGTCACCGAGGCCACCGTCGCGCCGCTCGATTCGGCGACTTCGTTGACGACGCCGGCGACCGCGCCTTGCGTGACGCGGTCGAGTCGCGGCAGCGCCGAAAGCCCGACGATGAATGGCTCGCGCGTGCGCAGGAACTCATCGACGCCGAGCTCGATCGAGGCGAGCACCGCCACCGGATCGACGGCGTCAAAGCCGGTGATGTCCACGTCGAACCCGGTGCGCGTGATCGCCAGCACGTTGACCGCGGCGTTCGCGGGGCGACGGTTCGCGAGACCCGTCGGCGGGGGCGCCTCGGACGGATCAAAATCGATGTACGCGCGCACCTGGGTGAGCTGCGATCCATCGGGGATGCCGTCGGGCCCGGACTCGGCCTCGACGTAGACATCGACCTGCCCGGGCAGGTTGCCCGTATACGGGAACACGTTGCGGATGCCCGCGAGCTCGGTGCCCCATGCCCGATAGTCGGCATAGGCGCCGCCCTGCGGGCGCCGTTGGAAACGCCGCAGCACGCGCGCGCGGTAGACGTCCTCGCTCTCGCCGTCGGCGCCGACGACCGCCGAGCCCGTGACCGTGGCATTCGTCGCGACGTGCGGGGGCGAGCCCGCGAACTGCAAGATCTGCCCGGGCTCCAGATTGCCGATCGTGCCCGAGCCGTCGCCGTTGTCTTGGTCCGAGCTCGCTAGCGCCGTGACCGTGATCGTCGGCGACGAGAGCGGAACGGCGGCCGTCGTCAGATAGACCACGCCCGTCGGCGCGTAGAGCAGCTGCGTCCCACCGGGCAGCGAGCCCACCATGCTCAGCACGGTCACCGAGAGCGTGAGCTGCGCTTGGGTCGCGGGCAGCGGGTCGCCGACGCCGACGAGCCTGCCCCATTCCACGAGCGGGCGGAGGATCTGCCCGTTGACCTCGGTTTCCTCGAACGAGGCCGAGCTGACAAACTGCTGGAGCAGCGAGAAACCAGCGTATTTGTAGAGCACGACGTAGACGGCCGCGATCACTTTGGCGAGGACGCGGCTGAACGATTTCGGCAGCAGCGGGATCGTCTGAGAGATCGCCGTTTCGAGCTGGCCGATCACGTTGTTCGCGATCGCCTGCGTCGTGGGTGTCACTAGAGCCATTGTTGCCTCATCCGAAAAAGAGCTCGATGCGCTGCCCGTCGGCGGTGATGATCACGAGCCCGATGCGCACGCGACCCGCCGACGGGATCGTCGCCTCGACGGTGATGCTTTGGGCGAGCTTGTCGTCGAGCATCCACTGCAAGTCGCGCGCGGCGGCCTGCTCGATGCGCCGCAGGTTGAACGGCACGGCGGGCAGCCCGCGGATGAGATACTGCGTCTCGCTGCGGTAGGCGCGGTCGACCTCGACATCGAGCAGGTTGCCCCACCACTGCAGCGTCACGTCCGTTTCGCCCGGGTCGTCCTCGTTCCCGCCGAACAACGACAGATAGGCCGCGGTCTCGAGGCCCTCGCTCAAAAGCACGAGCCCGGCCTGTAGCGTGATGTCTCCGCCGTCGTTGGTTTGCCGCAGCAGGACGTCCGTCAAAGCATCAGCTCCAGGGAACCAGGGTGTTGGGGGGCGCGACGAGCGTTGCGGTGCCCGTGCGAAACCACGCATCGAGCAGCGACGCGAACGCCGCGGCCGCGGCCGCATGCGTCGGCCGTGTGACGGCGAGCAGGGATGCGACGTTGAGCGGCGCCGGCGGTGGCACCCCCGCGAACGTCGGCAGCATGCCGCCGGCAAGGGTCACCGCGAACGCCGCGAACGCCGCGTCGAAGGGCGAGGCCGCCGAGGGAGATGCGAACGCCGAGGCGAGCGAGCTCGCGAGCGCAGCGACGCCGGCCGCTACCGTCGTCGAGGCCGGCACGACCCCTGCGGCGTAGCCGTTGACGGCGTCCGCCCACGCCTGCGCGCAGGCTGCCCGCGTCGCCGGCGGCGAGGCAAACAGCGATTGCAGGTCGCTCTGTAGCGAGGCGGGATTCAGTGGCATCAGCTACTTGGCGCAAGGCGATAAGTTCAAAATCTGCTCGAAATGTTCACGTTTCGCGTGAAACGTTCACGTGCCCGGGATCGGCGGACCGATCGGGCCAAAGGGCGAGTTGTGGCCGTGAGTGCCGGCGCCGAACGTGCCGAGCGGGGTTGTCGCCACGACATTGCCCGCGGCATCGATGCTGAGGCCGCCGTGCGCGTTGCTCAGCTCGATCGCCCCGTCGGGCCCGAGCACGGCCGAGGCCTGCGGCGCGGTGAGCGTGATCGAGCCGTCGCCTTTCAGCCACACCTCGGCCATGACCGAGCCATCCGCCGCGCGCGAGTAGAGCCGATGCTCCCCACCGGATGCGATGCCCGGGTTTTTCGTGTCCTGATAACCGAGGGCCTGCGCGTTGCCCCGGCCGACGTCGTCGCCGAGGTAGCCCACGTCGCCGGGCAGCGGGGGCGCATCGGTGCCCGGGGGCGCGAAGTGCCCCCCCGTCGAGGTGTCCGCATCGCCCGGATCGAATTTGACCTCGGGCGTGGGTACGCCCTGATCGCTCGAGCGCAGGAACTCGACGACCGTTGCTAGGAATCCCATGGGAGTCTTGTCGGTAGCTTCCCGCCGAACGAGCCGGGCAGCACGAGCTCGAGGGTCGCGGTTTCCACCTCGGCGCGTTGCTTGAACTTGACCGCGCGAATGAGCAGCTCGGTCTCGGAATAGATCATCGCGCCCGGCGCGGTGAGCTGGATCGTCGTGTTGGGTTTCCAGAGCGCGCCGGACGGGTCGCGCCACGTCGGCAGGTCCTCGACGGTATACGTCGCCGAGCTCGCCACCATTCGCCCCACCATTGCCTTGGTTGCGCGCGGCACGTCCGCCGATCCGGTGTCGCCGGTGCTCGCGCAGTTGTGCCGCGGAAAGATCGAGCGATAGAGCTCGTTTCGCTGCGTGTATTTGGATCCATGCTGCTGCCCGGACCGTTTGCAGGCGCGACCGGTGATGTGTGAGAACCACCGGCCCGGCTGGAATTGCGCCGACACCCTGCCGAGCGGCTGCCCCTTCAACCGGGCCACGGGCGATCCCGTCGCGCCCTCGCTGCGAAACGCGAGATCACCGCTCGCCGTATCGCTCATCACAAAGCCCCGCTGCAGCGCGAGCTCGGCGAGGAACCCGTGCAAGTCGTCGTCGGGCTGGCACTTGACGCGCTGGAATTTCGCGCCCGCCTTGCCATCGAGATTGACGACGAGCCCGAGCGAGGATCCCGCGAGGCGTTGGGCGATTTGCTTGAGATCGAGCCCATTGAATTCGAGCGGCAGTAGCTCGGGCGCCGCGCAGATTTCGGTCAGCCAAAACGGCGTCGAGTAGGCGGTCACACAGACCGAGGCCTGCGTCGCGTCGACACTCGGCGAGACGTCTTGCCCCTTGCCGGTCAGAAATAGCTCGTCGCCGATCTCGACCGTGAGGGCAGGGAACGAGAGCGGCTCGAACGCCGCGCGCATTTCCTTTCGGTCCGGATCGAAGGGTCCCGTGAGCGAGGCGCACCGATAGCTATCGAGCCCGATCGAAAGCTCGATCTCCGACCACTCGCCGAAACGGCGCCCGTCCTGATGCTTGACCGCGACCGCCTCAGGCATAGTAGACGATGCGCCGCCCCCGCTCGAGCTCGATGATCCCGGAGCCCGTGAGCTTGTTCGTGCTGATCAGAAAGTCGAGCCGGTCGTCGACCGAGCCATAGATCTCGGCGGCGAGCTCGATGATGTTGCGCGGGCGGTCGAGCACGATCGCCCGCTCGGGAATGAGCGTGAAACTGATCTCGACCAGAAACCCGACGGCGAGCGAGACCGTTTCCTGCAACGCCTGATAGCCCTCGCCCTGATCGATCTGCGCCTGATCGCCGTAGCGCTCGTCGCTCCAGGTCGTCAGGGCCTCGGCCTGCGCGAGGATTTCCTCGGCCGCGGCGAGCGCCTCGGGCTTGGCGGTGAACGTGTTCTCGTTCACCGAGCTCACCGAGCCGGTGACCGCGGCCGAGGCCATCAGACTCGCGAGCTGGAAATCGTTCGAGCGCCGCACGCGCAAGGCCGGGATCACCGAGACATCGGCGGGCGAGGTCGTCGAGGATTTCACCATCCGGTCGAGCAGGTTCGCGTAGGCCTCGAGGCGCGAGGCAATGCCCGCGAGCGCGCGCGCGGGGGCGCTCGCGAGGTTGATCAGCTGCCGCGCGAGCAAGAGCGGCTGCCCGATGAGCACGTCGAGGCCGAAATTGATATCGCTCTGGATCGCGCGGAATTCGCGATTGACGCTATCGGTCGCCGAGGCCACGCGCTGCAGCGAGGCCTGTACGTTTTTCAGAACCTGCCGCACCGAGAGTTTGGCCGCTTGCCGGCGCGCCTCGGTGTCGAGCTTCATTCCTTTGGAGAAAGCGTGCGAGAGTTTCTCGCTCGTCTTGCTCATCGATTGGATGAGCTCGCCCTTGGGACTGAAACCGCTCGAGGGATAGATCGCCCCGAGCGTGCTCCAGAACGTGACCTCGATGATGCTCTGATTGGCGGCGTTGAGCAGGTCGTCGCGGCGGGTGATCGTGCCGTAGGGCACGACGTTTTTCTTTCCGTAGAGCGGATGTTCGAGCTTGCCCGAGCCGCGCTCGAGCAGCAGGCCCTCGAACGCCTCGGCCGCTTTGTCGCAATCGGCGCCGGTGAAAATGCAGCGCAGGGGAAAGCGCCGGTCGCTTTGCCCGTTGTCCTGCAAGTAGGTGCCATCGATGCCCGGGAACTGGAATGTCGCGGTCCGCTTGTCTACTTCCTTGGACACGTCCTCGTAGAGGAACGTTTGCCGCGTGCCCGAGGGCGAGGTGTAGGCCGCCTCGGCGAGGCGGTCCGCCCAGGTCAGAACGCCCCCGAGGGTTGCACGCGCAGCGGCACCGAGCTCGGCTTGCTCTGCACCGTCGCCTTGGTTCCGGGCGCCGCCGCGACGGTGATCTTCCCATCGACACTCGCGCTCGCGTTGGCCTCGGCCAGCTCGCTCGCGGCGCGGGCCTGCGGGGAAACGATCTGCGGCGCCTCGCGCGCGGCGCGATCTTTCTTCGCCTGCTCGTTCATTGCCGCGTCATGCGCCGCGAACGGATCGAGCGTACCCATCTCGACCATTTTGCCGACCGTGCCCATGATGCCGCCCGAGCCCGACAACGATTTGTCGAGCGCGCTCCACTGGTCCCACGCGGCTTTCAGGGCCAGCACCGCCGCGAGCGCGGCACCCATGGTCAGCACGAACGGCGCTAGCGCTGCAGCCTGCGCGGCGATCGCCGGTACCGTCGCCAGGGTCGCCGCGCGGAATGCCGCGAGCGCGCCCGAGGTCACCCCAAGCACGCCGGCGTAGACTCCCTGCGCTGCGGTCGCGATCACGGTCGCGGCTTGGGATGCGAGCTGGGCGACCTTGCCCGCGACGGTGGCCACCGTGACGCGCCCCGTCACGAGCGCGACCGCCGTTTGCGCCGCCTCGTACAGCCACGTCGCGGCCGTGACGGCCGCCGTCGCCACGCGCGAGGCGTACTGCGCGACCTTGCTCGCAATCGATGCCGTCGTGAATCGCATCGTGCCGAGGCGCCCGACGGTGATCGCCGCGTTGTACAGCCACGTCGCCGCGGTGACCGCGCCCGTCGCCGTAGCGGAGGCGAGCTGCGCGACCTTGAGGGCGACGATCTCGGCGACGAGCTGGACATTGAAGAGCAAGCTCGACTCGGTCGCGGCGTTCCACAGCCACGTCGCGCCGGCGGCGAGTTTGGCGACGACCTCGAACCCCATCACCGCCACGTTGAGCGCCTTGATCCCTGCGGCAAATACCAGGAACCCGGCAAAGGCCTTGGCGAGCTTGACCGTCCAGCTCCAGATCGCGGGCAGGTTGTCGCGCAGGGCCGTGATCCATTCGGCGGCTTTGCTCTTGATGAGCTCGCGGTTTTCCGTGACCCAATCGCTCGTCGCCTTGATGATGTCGAGCAGCACCGGGCGGATCGCGGTGAAGACGTCGAGCTTGACGCCGTCGACTAGCGACGAGAAATTGCGCAACGCCCCGAGCGTGTCGGCGCTGAGGAGCTTCGCCATTCCTTCGGTCGTGCCGCCCGCGTGCTCGAGGCTCTTTTGAAATTCCTGGATCGAGCCCGCGCCCGCATCCATCAGCGCGATAAAGGGCCCGACGGTGCGCGCGCCAAACACGTTCCCGAGGGCTGCGATCTTCTGCGCCTTGGTCATTTTCGCGGTTGCCTTGGCGAATCGCGAGACGGTGGCGGTCATGTCGATCGCGCCCTCCTTTGTCTTGGCGAGCTTGACCCCGAGCGCCTGCATGCCCTTGCGCGCGGCGGTGCTCGGGGCGCCCAGCTCCAGGTACATGTTACGGATCGCGGTGCCCGCCTCGCCGCCCTTGACGCCGACGCCGGCGAGCACCTCGGTGTAGCCGATGAATTGCTCGAGCGAGGCGCCCGACGTCTTGGCGATCGGGCCACCCATTTTCACCGCGTCGAATAGTTCCTCGACGTTCGTGGTCGAGTCGGCCGCGGCGCGCGTGAGAACATCCATCACGCGCGACATGTTCGCGGCATTTTTCGCCGCGTTTTTCGACGTGAGGCCGAACGCTCCCATCGAGTCGTTGGCAATGTCGCTTGCGCGCGCGAACTCGACTTTGCTCGCGGTCGCGAACTTGACGACTTTGGGCAACGCGGCGATCGCGGCCTCGGCGGAAAGGCCCGCGGTCGCCAGCAAGGTCAGGCCCTCGGCTGCGTCTTGCGATGAGAACTCGGTTTCGTCGCCGACCTTTCGCGCGGCCGCGCTGAGGTTGTCGAATTCCTTGGTCCCTTGCTTGATCATCCCCGGGAACTGAGCCGCGGCAAACACCATCGTGCGCTCGAAATTCGCGCCCTCATCGATGGTATCGCGCAGCGCCAGGCCGAGGCCCGCAACGCTCACCGCGCCAGCGATCCCGATCGCGTTGCTGAACTTGCCCATGCCGGCGATCCCTTTGTCGACGGCCATGTTCGCGCCCTTCAAGGCGCTGCCCGCTCCTTTGCCGAGGGTGCCCAGCTTCGTTTTGATCTTGGCGATCGGCGCGCTGATCTTGTCCAGCGCGCTGAATACCGCCTCGATCGAGAATTTCTTACCGGCCATTTTTCTTTGTCTTGCGGGGGCGGGTGGGCAGCGGCTCCGTCGTCGGGCGCGTGTGCTTGGTCAGCTCGGGGCGCAGGCCCTCGTAAAAGAACACGAGCTCACCGATCGACAGAGTGCGGACGTCGGGCAGCCCGGCGTAGTCTCGCGCGCACTGCAGCATCATTTCCCGGTAGGTGGCCCGTGCGCTCGGCAGCTGCGCGTCGGCGCCGTTGCGCACGATTCGGTCGACTACCGGGGCGCCAAAAAAAGCTGAGCGATCCGGTTGCAGCCGTGGAAATCGCTCGCTTCCAATTTCGATAGCTCGCCCTGCCCGATGCCGGTCATTTCACCGATCGCTGCCATCGTGTTGGAGACGTCTTTGCCTTTGCCGTACGTCTCGAGAGCGATGAATGTGGCGGTCGTGGCTCGGTTGAATTTGAGCGCCTTTCCCTCTTGCGTCGTCCAGATGGGACGGCCCTCGGGATCGATCATGACCTTGCCGCGGCAGATGTCTCGAACGATGGCCGCGCGCGCCGAGCGCCACTCGGCGAGCTCGTCTTTCGTGAAAATGCTCTCGTCCTCATCGATGCGATTCGCTGCGCACAGGCGCGAGAACTCCGCGGAGGCGACCTCCTCCGCTACTTTCGGTGCTGTCATGATTTGCCCATTTCTCCCGGTAGATTGAAGCGGTTTTGGTGAGTCCCGCAAACTCAGCCGCACGTCAGTCGTTGCATGCGACGACGCACCGCCCTCGGCCTGGGCTCCGGATCCTTTACTGCGACTCGAGCTTGCCGGGTCCGCCGACCTTGATCGTCGCGGTCGTGTTCTGCGAGCTCACCTGAATCTCATCGGTGATGGTGCCCGTGCCGGCGTAGACGGTGCCATCGGCGAGCTCGAGCTCGATCGAGACGAAATCCAGGCTGTCCGCGACTTCCTGCAAGAATTCTTGCGAGCCGGCGCTGTTGTTGATCTCCACCTGGAGGCCGTCGATCGCCCAGGGCACTCGCGTCATGATCTTGCGCGCGGTGCCGTCGCCGTTGGCTTGCACCTCGTTCTCGAAACCGCCGAGCTTTTTATTCGCCTCGGCATCCGAGGCGACGGGGAAAATGCGACCACGGATCGTGATCGACTGGATGGATCCTCCTACTGCGGGCATGGCTGCTGCTCCTTATTTCTGCGGGGTTTGTCAGGCGGCGAGGTTCTCAGGCGGCCGCGGCCTGCCCGAAGAAAAAGCCGAAATTGAGATCGACCGAGGTGATCTCGGTGTTGCCCGAAAGCTGGACGGTCGTGCTCACGTCGAGGCGCTTGGGATTGCCCGAGTTGATGTTCGCCGTTGTCGTCTTCTTTGCCGTCGTGGGATCGCTGATGATCGCCTCGAGCCCGAGGCCGTCCAGGATGCGATTGACGGCCGCCTTTGCCGAGCTCGGCTTGCGCGCCTTGGGATTGACCGTCGGTTGCCCGTCGGGAATGAGCGGCGCCGAGGCCCACTCGGGCTGGGTAAATTCCAGATCGAGGTTGTAGATCACCGTCATGATTTTCATGATGTCCACGACGTAGCGATACGCCGGCGGGATTTCCCCGTCCGGGTGGTAGAAAGTGACGACGTCGCTGATGTTGACGACGCCGTTTTTCAGCTCGGTCGTCGAGCTGCCCGCCTTCACCGCAGCGTCGCGCGTGGCGTAGTCCCATTGCGCCGAGTCGGCGGGCGGTACCAGGGTTTTCACGGGCCGCGCGCCGTAGCCCGTCGGCGGGTTGTCGTCGGCGACTTTGGCGATCTCGCGCACGTGCGCGGCCGCGATCTGCACGGGCAAGTGCACCGAGCCCGGGGAAACGACCTGGCAATTGATGCGATCGGTTTTGCGCGAGGCGGGCGTCGCCGTCGCGGTCGCGAGCACTGCCTCATCATTGCCGCAGATCGCCACGAACGGGCGTCGCACTTGCTGATCCCACCGCGCCTCGCCCTTGACCTGGATCGCATCGAGGACCGTCGTATTCGTGCCGTGGAACGAATTGACCAGCAGCGTGATCCATTGGCCATTGATGCCCGCGAGCGCCGAGGTGACGACGGGATCGGTCGCGCCGGCGGCGGGGTTGACGACGGTGTACAAGCTGCCGAGCGCGGGATTCAGGTTCGCGTCGAGGATCTCGACCTTGATTTCGTTGCCCGTCGCGCCCTTCCATTTGGCCGTCGTCGTGACGTTCGTCGTGTTGTTCGCGGCGATGATCGGAATTTGTAGGATCGCGTTGATTGCGGCCACGAACGAGGCGACCTGTACGGCCACGCTATCGGCGGCGACGACGGCGATCGGCGCGCTCAGAATGCCGCTCACGCGCGCATAGAACGTCGCGGTCGCGGGCGCGGCGCCCGCGGGGGTGATCGTGCCCGCCGCGGCCGTGCCCGCGCCGTTGTCGTTCAGCGGCAGGACCCAAACGGGGATGCTGCCGACGCCACCGCCCCCCGGCGGAAATAGCTCGAGCGCCGCCAAGTGAATGGGCGAGCCGAACCCATAGATCGTTGCGTCGGCGGCGCTCGTGATCTGCCGCGGTAGCAGCGAGTAGCCTACCGCGGCGGTCGTGCCCTGCGCGAGGATCGCGATCTGCTGCGGCAGCGATTGCGCGGCGCTGCCGCGGAGGTTTTTGAAATGAGTGTCGATGCCGACGACGCGAGCGACGGCCGATGCGGTTACTGCCATGTGAGGTGTTTTCCTAGGGGCTGGGGGGGTTGGGGTATTGCGCGCGGAGGAGCAGCTCGCCCGTCTCTTTGCGGAGAATGTCGACCATCAGGGTCTCGAGCACCTCGCCCACGACCTGCGGCGAGAATTCGTTGAAATGCACCTGGAGGGCCAGGCGCGCCGCGACGACCCGCACCGCGGCACGGTTGTCGACCTGCGGCTGAAACAGGCTGATCGTTTGCGGGAACCTTTTCCAGACGAGACCGCGCAGCCCGAGATAGGTATAGGCGCCGGCCATCAGGATATTACGCGCGAGGCGCACCGCGCGTTGTGCCTCGCGCGCGGCCTGCTCGTCGCCGGGCAGGTGTCCGGCGCCCACGACGTCCGAGCTCGTGCCGACGCCATAGCAATCGATGTTGTAAACGGTCTCGCTTTTTTGGCGCTCGACGACGTTGCTTTGCGCCTCCTCAAACGTCGAGCTATCCCACCACACATTGATGATGGGTTGCACCGCGGGCAGCTCGGGCACGAGGAATTGCCCCCATGGGTTGCTGCGCTCGATGAATACGCTCGGCTGTGGCTGCCCCGTGAGCAGCCCTTGGTTTGCGAGCTCGACCGTGAGGATCGCCGCGATCTGATCGCGGATGATTTCCGCGTTGTCGATCTTGTCGATGATCTCGGTGATGAGCGCAGGCATTTCAGCTCGCGGGTTCGGTGACCGTGATCGTTCCGGCGTTGACGGTTTGCCCGACGCTGATGCCATCGGTGGCGGTGATGGGACCGCTCAAATGCACCGCGTTGTCGCGCCCGATGATCTGATAGTTGTCGGGCACCGAGGCGGTACCGCCGACGGCCACCGCGCTCGAGGAGGTGTAGTTCAGCGTCGCCGATCCATCGACGCTGCCGCCGGTATAGGGCGTGCTGGCGTTGAGGGGAAAGTCGACCAACGTGGTCGAGCCGTTGCGGATCCGGAGCAGCGGGTTCGCGATGCTGGGCGATGCGGTGAGCGTGGTATTGAACGAGAGAACCTCGTTCTCGCGCGCAGCGTTCGAGACGAGCGTCGGGTTACCGAGTGTGTTGGCCATGGCATTTCGCTTTCAGGTGGGAGCCTCGAACCCTTGGAACGCCGCGAGCTCGGGGGCGTTGAGGCTATCGTTAAAGGGAATGATGTTGGGGCCGAGCTGGCCGTTGCTGGTGATCGGGTTGGAACCCGTGTCGGTATCCGTAGCACCGCCGATCAGTGCATTTCCGGCCGCTGCTCTGAGCGCAGCGGGCATCACCGCGCCGACGCCGTCGCCGTCCGAATAGGTGAGGGACTGCTGCACACCGTCGATGAAAATCGCGAGGCGCGCATCGCCCGTGAGCGAGCCGTCGAATTTCATGTAAATGCACGTCCAAACGCCCACGGTCAGGACGTTGGGGGTCACGCCCTTGCGCGCGTTGAAGTTGTCGGCGTAGATGAACCCGGCGACCGTGGCGTTCAGCGCCATCACATGCGCGCGCCGGTTGCTGCCGCCGTTGACGCAGGAATAAATGGTTTGGATCGCGGGGAGGCTCGCGGGCTTGAACCAGAACAGCAGGCCCCATTTGCTCGTGCTGTTGTGCGTCGGCGAGACGGGCCATAGGTGCACGTCGCCCGGCGTGTCGAACACCATCGTCGGCAGGCCGTTGGCACTCGCGCCGACGGCCGCGCGCCGGTCGACGTCCGTTTGCACGACGGGGCTGCCCGCGTTCAGAATGTCGACGATCGAGGGAGTCCACTCGCCGCCGCTTTGGCTGCTCGCCGCGAGCCGCAGCCAGCCGGCCATTTTCGACGTCGCGACCGTGAGCGAGCCCGACAGTTGCAGGCTCGGCATCACGAGCGTGCCTTGCAGGGCCATCGAGAACGAGCCCGACAGTTGCAGGCTCGGCATCGTCAACGTGCCGTCGAACGAGACGGTCAGCCTGCCCGACAGTTGCAGGCTCGGCATCACGAGCGTGCCGGCGAGCGAGACCGCCGGCGAGACGGCGCCGGCGAGCTGCAGCGAGGGCAGCGCGGGCGCGCCGGCGAGCAGGGGCAGCGGAGTCACCCCGCCCGCGAGCAGGCGCCCGGCGGGCACCTGGAGGGCGCCGGCGAGGGCGACCGCCGGCGCGATGGATCCGTCGAGGTCACGGCCGGGCAGGCCGAGCTCGACGGTGGCGAGGTGCATGATCGCGCGTTGGAACACCTCGAGCAGCAGCACGACGACGCCGATCGCGCGATCGGGCAGGACCTCGATCACCTTGAACGTTGTGGGCAAGCCGTTGCTATCGAAGTAGGTAGCCAGCCACGGCTTGCGGCTGCCCTCGGCGACGGCCTCGGGCAGCACCGGCAACGCGCCGCGCGCGAACGCAACCGACGCCCGTTGGCCAGCGACCGCTTGACCCGTCTCCGGATCGATCGTCTGGCCAACGTCCGTCGTAAACCCGTTGACGAAATAGAACACGCCGAGCGGCGAGATCAATGTCACGGGCCACGAGAACCCCGAGGTGTCCTCGAGGATCGCGCGGGCGTCTTGCTTGGCTTGCTCCCGTAGCCCCATTCAGCTCAGAAAACTGTGAGGCAGCCGAACGTATCGATCGCGGTCGGGATCGTGAGCGGGCGCGTGCCCGCCGATACCATCACGCGCTTGCCGTCTGGGGTTACCCATGCATTCGTGGTCAGATCGAGGCCTCGGCCCTCGCTCGAAATGCGCGGCGGCAGGAACGGCAGGGCGCGCGCATCGGGCGCGACGATCAGCGGGATCGCGCCGTACGTGAGATCGAGGCGGCCGTCGCCATTCATGATCACCTTGTTGTCGGCAATGAACGGGGTGAGCGTGCCCGTTTGAGGATGCGCGTAGAAACCGTCATAGCTCCACATCTCGAACGAGTAATGCCCGATCCACACCGAGCCTTGATAGGTCGCGCCCATGCCGCGCACCGCCGGCGCCGCCGTGATCAGCGCGCCGCGGATCTGCAGCAGGCGAGACTTGACCTCGGCATTTTTCAGGAACCGCGCGAGCGCGGTCTGCCCGAACAGCAGCCGTTTCGGCTCCATTTTGCCGTCGCGTCGGATCACGGTCGCGAGCGAGTCGCAATCCCCGAGCGGATCGCCCGTCAAGCCGTCGGCAGCCCATGCCGTCGTCGTGACGAAATGGCTGCTTTTGGGCGCGAAATCGATGGTGTAGACAACGGCGCCCGTCTTATCGAGCAGCGAAAGCTTGCCCGTTTGCAAGACTTGCGAGGCCTGGAGCTCGATCGCGCGGCGGATCTTGTTCTCCAGCTTGCGGAAGATCGCGAACGATTGGCGTACCGCGTTGGCCCCGTAACTTGGGTTTTGGAACGGGTTTTGCCCCGGCTGCCGCTCGATCATTTCGAACGCGGTCACGGCGCCCTCCTCATCATAGATCGGGGGCGTCATTCGCTTGTTCGAGTAGAGCGAATTTTCGTTGTGGTTCGGCGGCAGGCTGAGATCCTTGATCACGATCGCGACGTTGTCCGTGTCGCGCTGGATATCGATCTCGACGTCTTGCGTGTTGTGGAAATTGCCAGGGGGCGATCGAAAGAACCCCGAGAGGAACATCGGTGCCGACGATTCCTCGAGGTACATGTCGATCAGTTGAACTGTGCTGCGATCACTCATGATGGGTTTGCTCGGGTGGGCGGGGGGTGGGAAGTCTTGCGGCGGTGTGAGCGAGGGCGCGCGCTCGGCGAGCAGCGCGCGCGCTCAGCTTCAGTTGTCGACCTTAGATTGTTGATCCATCACGACCGGGATGATCGGGCGATCGAGCAGCGAGTCGAGGTCGTCGGCGGTCGCGGTCGTCGGCGGTGCGCCGTGCACCTTGAGCAGGCGGGAATTGACCTTGCCCGCGCTCAGCACCGTAACGGCCGCGGTGCCCGCTGCGGTCGTGACCGCGATGGGATAGGTCAGCACGTACTTAGGCCGATTGACGTTGCCTTTGTGCCGCAAATAGAAGCGGAACGTTTGCGAGGCGGGATCGATTGGCGCACCGGTGAAGTTGCCGACGCGCACTTGCACCGTGCCATCGACCAGCACGCGCCCCTGCGGGTGCGAGACGCCGACGGGCCACGTGCCGAGCGGCTCGATCACGACCTCATCGCCGATGAGCGAGCCCGCGACAGTGACGGCTTGATCGGGCGCCGTCCCGTTCGTGACCGAGGAAATGTCGACGGTCACATCGACGACGCGGTTCGGCGAGCTCGCCGGCGCGTAGGGCACGAGCTCGCCCGTCGCGGGATCGCGCGACAGTAGCGTGCCCTCGACGTAGCTCTGATCGCTGCCCGAGGCGTTGCGCAAGACGCCGTCGGTTTGATTCCACACCTCGAGCGCAACGCGCGAAAGGTCGATGTTGGTTGCTGTCAGATTAGGCACGAACGAATCCCCTATCTGCCTTGCCTTGCAGCACGGCCACGACCTGATCGCCCAGGTCGGAAGTGTTTGCGGGTGTTGCGGCGCCCACATTGGCGAGCTGGGCCTCCGCGGTGGTGCTCTCGGCTTGGCGCGCGCTGCGATCCTTGCGGTTCATGCCTACGGTAAGGTAGCGCGCGGTGAGCTCGGCGGTCATGCTCGCGCCCGAGCGAATGGCCTCGAGCGCGATGGCCATGTCGCCGCAGCCCTCGCCGAGTGTGAGGTGCCCGAGCACGCGATCGCGTTCCTGGGCGATGCCGCGTTGCAGAGCTGCGTCCAGCTCCGCGCGGTTTTCCGACTCCTGATTCTGCACTGGCATTGACGTTCCTTTGTTGGTGGGCACCGCGCGCGGTGCTGTGGTTGCGATATGGTCGATGAGGCCGAGGCGGTGGGCCTCGCCGGCCGTCATTGATGCGCCGCGGCCGTAGCCGTCGGCGACGTGCGAGAGCGAGACCCCGCGCCCTTGCGCGATCTGGCTCACGAATTCGTGATTGACCTGATCGAGGTACCGGACGATCACGGCCTTGCCCTCGGGCGTCGTCACGTCCGGGCGCTTGTCAGGGCTGTCCGTATTGGTCAGGGTCACGACATTGGAGGGCACGTACATCGAGACCGCGGTGCCGATGCTGCCGAACGTCGCGCCGCGGTGGCGGGCCTCGATCTTGCCCGTCGCCGCGGCGATGCCGTAGGCCGCCGATTGCGCGTTGTCGGCCTTCGTGCGCATTTCCTTGCCACCGAATTGCCGCACCTGGCCGATCGCGTCGAGCAGCTCGATCAAGCCCTCGGCGCTGCCGCCGGGGCTATCCACGCTGAAAACGATTTCCCCGATGTCCGCCGAGTGCGCCGCGAACGCGAGGGCGTTGCGAATGCTCGAGTAGGTCGTGTTACCGCCGAGAAAGTACTTTGCCCAAAAGTCGGGCTTTTTGGTGAGCACGCCCTCGACGGCGATCGTGGCGGTGCTGCCGCTGACCGTGAGCGCCGGCGGCAGCCCGTCGCCGCGCTGCTCGACTGCGGCCGCGGCTTGCTCGGCTTCCCATCGCAGCAGCAGATCGGGATTTCGGAAATTTTCCTGCGCGTGCTGCAGCCGGCGCAGGGTGTCGGGTTCAAGCAACCAGAGCATCGTCCTCGGTCTCCATTTCTTTCGGTACGGGGGCGAGCGGCGCGCGCGCCGGCGCGGGCGCGCCCGCGGCCGCCGGCGGCGCCGGTTTGGTCAACGCCTCGAGCTCTTTGATCACTCTCATCGCGTCGGCGAGCTCGCGGTTCTCACGCGCCAGTTTCTTGACGTTTTTGCTGTATTTCGTGCCCGTCGTCTCGCGCGCGGCGCGGTCGCGCGTGATGAGCCCTTGCTCGATCAGCGCGGTGTAACCCGTCGCCTGTTTGGTGAGATCGACGCTTGGCTTGATCGCGCCGCTCCAGTCGGCGGAGAACCACGCCGCGAGCCGATCGAACTTGCTCGGATCGCGCCACGCCTCGAGCAGCCCTTGCGCCGCGATGCGCCCGGCGAGCACCTCGCTGATCAGCCACTCGATGTAAATGGGCTGGCAGAAATCATCGCCCCACCCGATGCGCACGGGGTTTAGGTAGAGCTTGAATTCGTTGATCGCCGCTTGCGACGCCGAGTAGTTGCTCGAGAACGAGAGCCGCAAAATCTCCGGCGGGATCTCGAAACACCAGGCCATCGCGCACACGATCGCCTCCTCGAACTCGGCGAATTTTTCGTCGGTTCCGTTCGAGGGGAACCCCTGCGGTTTCTCGCCGGGGGCGAGCTCATCGAGCACCGCGCCCGGGATCATCTCCGCGAAATTGAACGTCCGCCGGCTGCCCGTGGTCGGGCCTACGACGGCATCCTTCCCTTTGACGACGGCGCCGCCGGTGAGCGGGCGCGATCCGATCGTGTCCTGATCCTTCTGAATAAACATCGCGAGGATCGCATTGATTGCGGCCTTCCGTTGCACCGCGTCGCGGTAGCGGTCGATTTCCCGCAGCGATTGCAAGACGATCGAAAGCAGCGGCTCGCCGCGCACCTCATCGAGCAGCTTTTCCGTCCCGTACACGAGCCAGGCTTGGCGCCGCCCGGACGGGCCAACGGCAGCCATCCGCTCGATGCGCGGCTGTCCCGAGCTCACGTATTGGTCGCCGCTCGCCGTTTGCGAGACGAGCCAGTAGGCGACGTGGCGCCCGTCGGGATCGATTTCCACCCCGTGTTTGATCTGGTTGCCGGGGGCCATCTCGGGCCGTTCAAACATCGAGCCATAGGGGTTTTGGATGCGCGCGCCGTCGACTAGGCGCACGCGCGGCAGGCCCGTGGCGGGGTCCTGGAGCAGCACGACGAGCACGTCGCCCGAGATCAGCGCCGCCATTTTCGCCGCGGCCTGGAGGCTGCCGAAACTCTTGGCGCCGCAGTAGTCACACAGAACCGGCGTGCGCTCCCACAAATGAAAGCGGTTCTCTACGAGCTCGCTCCAGGTGGCGAGGTCGTCCTCGCCGACACCGAGGATCGCGTCCTCGGGCGTCGCCTCGAGCGCGAGGCCTGAATTGATGATGTTGGTAACGAGCCGCCGGATGATGCCGCGCGCGTAGAGGTTCTGTTTGAAGAGCTGCGTCGAGCGCTTGCGCAACGTCCAGTAGTCCGCGGTGAGCAGCTCGGTGTAACCGAACCCGCCCGGGTATTTCTCGCCGTCGTGCCACTGCTGCCGCATCGGCGCCGGCGAGGTACCCATCAGCTCGATCGGGATCGTCGGCGCCGAGGGCGACGGGCGGTAGAGCCAGCCGACGAAACGATTCAACCAAGGGTGATTTACCATCCGGGCCTCACTTGAAAGGTGCTGCAGCCGCCGAGGCGGTTTTGCAGCGTGGCGATCTCGGTCTCGAGGTGCGCGATCATGTTGCGCATTTCGGTGAGATTCGCCTTGGTCACGACTTGGCGCGTTTGCCCGGTGTCGAGGGAGTAGGTTTGCGCGCCGCCGGCGAGCGCGGTGATCGCATCATCGTAGGCCGCGAGCTGCTCTTTTTTCTTATCGAGGCGACCTTGCCAGAACGCGCGATCATCACAGCAATCGGTCATGGGCAACCTACTAGTTGGAGGAGCAGCAGCACGGCCGCGGCGAGCACGAACATCACGAGGCCGCCCACCGCGCCGGCGAGCACGAGCTCGCGGCGCCGGCGGCGCGCCGCGCACGACTTGCACTTGGGGTCAGTACAGAGCAGCTGCCCTCGATTCAGAGCGCGCTCCAGAACGCTTGCCAGTCGATCTGCTCGAGCTGCATTTGCTGGATACACACGTCGTAAGCGACGATGTCCAAGGCAACGTTGTTGTAGATGAGCAGATCCCAGAGCTCGTTATTCGCGCCGCTCGGGCGGTGCCACTCGAAACCGAGGCGCCGATTCGTCGCTTTGTCGATCTTCTCTCGGCGGGTCTCTACGGTCAGCTCTTTGAGCTGCTCGTCGGTCGCGTCGATCGGCGCGTTGAAATAGCCCTCGGGCTGTACGCCGAGGCCATCCCATTGCCGACGCAAGGCGCCGCCCCACCGATCTTTGTACATGTCGACCGATGCCGCCCAGGCGAGCTGCCCGCCCTCGGTCGTATACTTCCAAAATTCCTTGATCGGCGCGTTGCGCGGCGGCGACTCGCGCCCGCGCACGGGATAGACGCCCGACTCGTAGCGCTCGCAAAAGCGGTAGACGGTGTCCGTCAAGTAGCCGCAATCGATGAGGGACATCTGTACGCGGTAGGACGCGCCGTCGTCGGCTTTGTATTCCGTCGACTCGATCACTTCGCGCAGCCTGCCCCACGTCGCGGGGTTGTCGAGCTGCTCGGTGTCGCCCTGAAAGCGCCAGTAATTCAGCAGCACGGCGCGCCGCCCGCGGCACCATCCGATCACGGCCACCGCGAGATTGTCGATGTGAACGTCGACCGCGAGGGTAGCGATGAGCAGGTTCGAGCCGCACGCCTCGAGCAGCCAACGATTCGGCACCTCGCCGTAGTGGTAGGCGTGCCGGCGGTGCGCGCTCACCATTTCAAATCGCAGCTTGACCCCGCGCGCCTCGAACGGCTCGCCCAGCACGTTGTTATAGAACACCTGTAGCGCGAGGTTGTCGCGCGGTCGGTTGTTCTCGACGTCCCACGCCTCGCACCATTTGACGACGCAGGCATCCCACGATTGCATGCCGACGGGCGAGTAGAGCGCGCTCAGATGGTAGCTGCGGTGATGCGCGGTCGACGGCGTCGCGGTCGGCCGCCACTCGGCGTTGCCATCGGCAAACAGCCGCGTTTTATCGTTGTTCTCGTGCGCGTGCCCGCACTGCTCACAGACATAGCGCGCCGTGCCCTCGACGGGGCGACCCTCGCTCATTTGCCAAGTGATGCCCGTGACGACGCCCGTCTCGGGGTTCGTTCGGCTCCAGCGCAACACCTGCGGGTGTTTGCACTCGAGGCAGCGCACGAAATACCGGCGCTGATCGCCCTGCTCGAACAAGCGCGCGATCTTGCTGCTGCCCTTGATCAAGGGCGTCGAGCAGTCGAAAATCTTGCGCGTCGCCTCGTAGCTCGCGGTGCGGTCCTCGGAAAGCTGGACGGGATCGCCGTCGTTGCCGACCTTGTCGGGCCAGCCGTCGACCTCATCGCGCAAGAGCACTTGAATCGGCATCGAGCGCAGCTTGTTCGCGTTGACCGCGCCGAACGGCACGAGAAAGCCGCCCCCCTCCCATTCGTATTTCTTATCCGTCCTGCCCGTCTTGCGCGGGTTCTGCTCATCGAGGCTTTGGATCAAGTGATCGAGCCCCGAGTGTTTGAGCATCGGCACGATGTACGACTCGATCCGCAGCTTCGCGAGCTCGGCGTCGGCCGTAACCAGCATCATCGGCGCGGTTTTGACTTGGTCGATGTAGTAGCCGATCGCGTTCTCGAGGACCGTGGTCGCGCCGACCTGAACCCCCTTCATGATCGTCACGTGCCGCACGGGGCTCTCGGGCGAGAGCGCATCGATCACCTCGCGCCAGTAGGGCGAGACATCAAAGCGGTAGTAGCCCGGGATCGAGGTCGCCGACGCGGGCAGGTAGCGCTTGCGCTCCGACCACTCCGACGGCAGCAGCTCGCGCGTTTCGGTCGTGAGCATCGAGCAGCGCCGGCGCAGAAACGCGGTGTCGCTCCGCCACTGCTGCGCGTCCATTTCCCGGTGGAAACTCTCGACGTGCATCATTCCGCGGCCTCGGCGAGCGGGGCCATCGGATCGTCATTCGCGAGCGACTGATCGAACTTGGTTTGGCACGCGACCAAGTGTTGGCTCATCACATCGCGGATGAGCGCGGCGACGGTGGCGACGTCCTGCGGCGCGATGCGGGTGGCGATCGCGCGCGGCGCATCGGACAGCAGCATCCGAAACGAAGTGTCGAGGTGCTCGAACATGCGCACGACGGTCGTGCGCGCGATGAGCCTGCCCTCGAGGCGCTCGCGTAGCATCTGCGCCTTGCGCGCCTCCTCGAGCGCTTTGCGCGCGCGGATCCAGGGCTCGAACTCGCGGGCGTCGCCGTAGCGTTCGGTGAGCACCGTGAGCGGCTGCGCGAGCGCGGCGAGGTCCGTCCATTTGCGCGGCCCGAGCTCGGCCTCGAGGTCCTCGATTGATTGCTCCGCCTCGTGCTCGTCGTCGTCGACACCGATGGGAGCGACCTCGGGCAGCTCGATGGGCGCCGGCGCCGGCGGTGGCTTGCGACGGCGCGAAGTACTCCGCCTCGCCGGCGCCGGTTCCGGCGGTGCCGCGTCGAGCGAAACGCGGCGCGAAGTACTCCGCGCCGGGCGCGCGGCAGCCGGCGGGTGATCGTCGAGCTGCTCGGGTGTTGCACGGCGCGGTGTTGCAGCGTCGGCCTGGCCGAGCGAGCTCGCCCGTTCGGTGAGCCAGCGCTGCGCGACCTCGTGCAAAACGTTGACCGAGTTGCCCTCGCACGCCGGCGCGAGGCGCCCACCGTCGCGGCAGGCCTTGGTCACCGCGGCGCGGCTGATGCCGAGCTTGCGGGCCATCTCCGCTCGCGTGATGAGCGAGCGCGGCCGCTGCGGCGCGGCGCGCTTAGCGGCCATGGCCCCCGGCGCGAGTGAGCATCAGCGCGCCGCAGCTCGGGCAGCGGTCGGGCGCAGCGATCGAGGTGAGCGGACTGCCGCAGCGCAGGCACCGATCGACCGCGGCCGCGGCGCGGCGCGTGCCGGAGTGTGCCACGTGCCGCGCGGCGCGGTTAACAGGGGGGTTAACAGTTGGAGTTAACACTTGGCGCAAAACTCGGAATTTGCGAGAGCCGGCCGGTCGCAATGATGAACCCTGGGCTGGGGCGGGGTCTTTCCACAGGACCCGTAAAATTATAAGCAATATCAATCACTTAGATAGGTTCACGAAGTGGCTTGATTGATGCTCAATCGTTGGGCCGAACCTCGCATCGCACCTGTGTAGGCAAGTGCATGCATTCACGAATCAGCATAAAAACAGCCACTCTATCGCAGCACAAAACCTGCTGGTTTCGTGCTTGGTCGCGTTCTCATCCCGAGGACCGAGCACGGTCGAGCTGCTTTTGAATCGCTGCAAGGGCGAGCGTTGGGCCTTGGAGCAGTGCTTGATCGAGACTTCTCTGAAGCGTCGGGATGCGGGGCAGTGGCACCGCACGCCTCGAAAGGTCGTAGAGCTTGCGGATTTGAGGGCGCTTCCTACCCCCCATGATTTTGTAGATGCCCCTGCGCCGATCTAGCTCCAGGTAGGCCAGTCGACTCCCGTTGCGGATAGCCTCGCGCACCGCGCGCGCGTTGCGTGCCTTGCGGGGCATCGAGCGGGACTGGCGCTTGACCTTGCCCAGGGCGCGGATGATGAGCGAGGGCCTCACGGCGCGCTTGCGGCCTGCGGGCAATGACCCCTTGGCTTGCCCCGCTGCGGCCTCGGTGGGAATGGCCAGGCCGCCGCGGCGCGCGCGCTCGCCGATGCCCGCCTCGAGCCGCCGCATGTAGTCCTCGGTGTGGCCGAGCGTTGCCTGCATTTCGGTCATGCGCGAGCCCGTCGCGCGCTCGACTAGGGCGCGCCGCGCCGTGAATTGATTGCGAAGGGTCAAGCTCGAGGCCATTTCCTCCTGCCAAATCTTGCGCCCGGCAAACGCGAGGCCGTTGAGGGTCTCGCGCGCAGCGTAGGGGATGCCGCGCTTGGCGAGCTGCTCGAGCTCGCGCTGCATTGCGTCGAGGCCGCGGATTTCGATAGTCGGAACGATCACCTGAACAACCCAATCGCGCGGGCCGGTGTCCCGTAGGTGCGTGGAACGTGATCCCACCGGGATCATCTCATCACCTAGCGATCACCTTGCCGCGGGCCGGGGGCGCTGCGGGCCCTCATAGAGGGATCCGGGCCCGAGGTCGCGTTAGGTCTCGTTCGAGCTCGTCGCGCGCCGCAGCAGGGGGCGCAGGCGCCGACACAACGCCTCTAACCGCTGCGCGGTCAACGTTTGCTCGAGGCGCAGGCGCTCAAAGTCGCGTTGCAGGTCGGTCGCGGCCGGTTCGAGCGCCTCGCGCAGGGCCGCGGTGTTTACCAGATACTTCGACGCCTGCCGCCCGCTCGGCATGTGTTTGTCGCCGATCGAGCGCAGCAGCCGCCCCCCGAGCTCGCCGTCGAGCCGCCGCAGCCGGCGCAACGCCTGGCGCTTGCAGAGTCCCATCAGGGACGCGGCGACCGCTACCGACACCCATGTCGTCGACACGTGGGCGCGCAGGGGTCAGCCATTGGTCTCGGTGGGCCTCGGGCGCCATATGCCGTCGGCGCTCTGCTCGAGCGGCAGCGGCGCGCCCTCGAGCGTGCATTCGACACGGGGCTCGCGCTGCGGGTCGATCGAAACGACGAGATTGCTCCAAGCCCCGGGCGGTCCGGGAAACTCAATGTAGGGCCCCCAGCTCACCGCGAAGCGGCCCGCGCGCTCGGCCTCGGCCGCGAGCGCATCGGCGGCCGGTGTCAGAGTGACGGGGCCGCTGATGGGACGTCGCAAAAAATCGCCCGCGGCACTCGCCGGCCCGTACGCCTCGGCCGCCTGCTGCTCGGTGCCGATGCGCACGAGGCCGGCGGTGTGGGATGCCGGCTCTGCTGTGGGGCGCTTGCGGTCAGCCACCGCTCGCCCCGGGCACGGGCAGCCCCGCGGCCGCGAACCACTCGGCGAGCGGTGTGAGTTTGGCGCGCACGACCTCGGCGACGTTGTCCGTCGTCGCGTGCTGGCCGCACTCGAACCACTCGAAACCGTCGGCCGTACCGGCGACATGGGTTGCGTTGACGCGCAGGTCTCGCGCGAGGCACACGGTGCACAGGCGAGGGCGATCGGTGTTAACCACCCACCGAGGTTAACACCTCGGCTCGACGGGCGCTGCTCCAGGTGCGGTGGGCCTGCCGCAGTGCCCGCTCGGCCAGCTTGCGCGCCTCGCTGATGCGCCGGGCGCTGCCCTCCCCCGAGGGATGGCCGCACGCCTGCTCGAGCGCGCTGCGGTCGCTACAGACGGCCAGCGCTGCGGCAGCGACGCCCCCGAGCTGAGAGAGCACGCCCGCGGCACGGCACGCCGGCGCGGTGTAGTGCACCTCGAGCAGCCGGCGCTCGGCGGGCGCGAGCCGCGCCCAGGCCGCCCGCAGGCGCCGTACGCGGCCCTCATGAGGCCGGGCCCGGTCGATGGCATCCCACGCGCTATCGGTGCTCTGGGCGCCGCCCGGGCCGCGCTCCAGGGCGGCGATCACCGCGGCATGCCCGGAGCGCTGCCCGAGCAGCGCCGGCGCCTCGCACAGTAGCCAATCCAGATCGGGATCTCGTTCGAGCTCGCGCACCACGCCCGCGAGCATAGCCCGTTTCGGCCCGAGCAAACGCGCCGGCGGGTTGGGCTGCGCCATGTAGGTGACGGGCGGTCGGTTGTAGCCGGGACCGGATGTCACCCCGGGGTAGCGACTGCTCGCGCGATCAGTGTCTCAATGTCACGATTTGAACCATGCCGACGAAAGAACCCACGCCTTCTGACCGGGCGCCGCAGCAGTCGGCGCCGTTCTCGATGCCCTCGCCGTTCCCTGCGCCCGAGCCGCCCAAGCGCAGCCGCAAGGCGCTCTGGACGGTCGTTGGCCTCGTGCTCGTCGCTGCGGCGAAACTGTTTCTGACCTCGCAAGGCGTGCCCGTGCCGCTCATCGATGAGGCCGCGCAAACGATCCGCGACGCGCTGCCGAAGTAATTCGCGAGCGAGCTCGGTCTATCGGATGAGCCCCATTCGCACGGCGGTTCGCACGAGCGCGCCGGGCAATGTGGGCTCGTTCCACCGCTGCCGCTGCTCGAGCGTCGCTGCGCTCCAGCCGGCATCGGCCGCGAGCTGGGCGGTGATGCGTAGCGCCCGCAGCACTCGCCCCGTGATTTCCTCGCCGCTGGCCTCGGGGTCCCACGGCACCGTATGCCAAGGATCGAAGCTCACCGGTGGCGGCACGTTGAAGTAGCCATCCAGGAACGGCACGCCGATCGATCCGCAGCCCGGGCAGGGCTCGAGGTTCTCGCGCGTGCGCTCCGCGCAACTCGGGCAGCTCACGGTCGCCGCCGGCGAGCTCGGGCTCGATTGAACGCCTCGCCGTCTCGCTGCGCGGCCTCGCGCGCGAGCTGATGCGCCTGCTCCTCGGTGATCTCGCCGGCGCGCCCGCGGGCACACAGGCCGTCGGCGAGCGCATCGACGTCGCGCGCCTGCGCCTCGGTCATGACGCCGGCGGCGATCGCTTGCTGGAGCAACGGATCGAGGTCGGGCGCCGGCGTGGGCACTGCGTCACGATCCATTGCACTAGCGGGGTTTTTGCCCTCCTCGCTCCAGTCGAGCGCGACGAGCAGGATCGAGCCGAGCGCGGTTCTCGGTTGCACGGGTCAGCCCTCCTCGACGTGCTGCCGAGCGGCATCGCCATACGGGCGGCGCCGTCCGCTCCGCAAGTGCCGATACCATCCCTCGGGCTCGCCCTGGCCGTCCCAACCGAGCGCGGCGCGCCACGCGGCCTCGGTCTGAGCAGCTTGATAGTCCCACACATCGCCGTAGCCATCATCGCCGAGCCAACCGATGCCGAGTCGTAGGCCATCGAACAACAGCTCGCTCAGATAGACCGCGCGCCCGTCGCCGAGCTCGCGCACGCTCAGATGTTCAGCGCCGTTGAGGCGATTGAGCCAGCCGTCGCAATGTGCTTGCAGCAGTTCCTCGGCGCTTACCTCTCGTGTTGCCATCGTACATACCGATCCCTTCCGGATCGGGGCATACCACAAAACGGCGGCCGCGGTACGCTAGCAGCGTGCATGAGATACGCTCCTAGCGTATAGTTAGATCATGCGCTTCGAATGGGACCCGAAAAAGGCTGCTCGCAACGCGCGAGCGCACGGGGTCACGTTCGGCGACGCAACCGATCTGTTTGCGCCCGGTGCCGTGGTGCTCGAGGCGTACGACGCCGAGCACAGCGACACCGAGGATCGGTTCCAGCGCATCGGCATGAGCCGACGTGGCGTGCTGATGGTGGTGTACACCGAGCGCGCCGACGACCTCATTCGCATCATTAGCGCTCGACGCGCCGACCGCGCCGAGCAAGCCCGTTACAACCTGTTTTTGAAGGGAAACACGCGATGAAACGAAAGAACGAGCGGACTGCAGCCGGCGGCAAGCGCACGCGGTTTGAATGGCACGGAGCGCCGAGCAGCGCGCCGCGCGGTACCGTCGCCGCCGAGGTCGAGCCCGATGCGGAAAACCCGCGGTGGGATGCCGCGACGTTTGGGCGCGCGCTCTCGGGCGAGCAGCGCAAACGCATCATCGCGGGCAAGCTCCAGTCGGGCGACGTCGCGGCGCTGCGGCGATTCGTCCAGCTCACGCAAGCCGAGTTTGCCGAGGCGCTCGGCATCAGCATGCGCACGCTCCAGAATTGGGAGCAGGATCGCACGACGCCCGACGGCGCAGGCCTCGCGCTGCTGCGCATCGCAGCTCGGCATCCGCGGATCATCCGCGAGAACATTTCGACGGCGGCCTGAAAGGCGACCGTGTAGCATGATGGGTTACCAATCTGGCAACATGTGTCGAATTGGTATGGTGTCGGTTGTTCAGGGAACGTATACGCAGCAATTCTTGGGGAGGATCGAAGTCGTGGTGGGAAGCAAGCAACGTCAGGTGGGAGTGGTCGCTCTCGTGGGCGACCGGGGTGGGAAGGGCGAGGCTGGCGCTCTCGCGGGAAGCGTGCGCACTCGAGCGAGCAACGACGGTGCGTGTCTCGCGCCGGGCTCGACCGAGCTGTTTAACACGAGGTCCGACCCCCCCCCCAAGCACAAAGATAACTATCCAGCGCAAGCGCACGACATTGCCCAGCAATGGGTAGCGTCCGCCGGCGCGCGCGAAAGCGTTAGCGCGCTCTCGAACGAAAGTGGTTCTGCAAGCGCCTGCGAAACCGCTTCAAAAAGCACTGCGGTAGGCGTTTCGGCGTTCGAACTCGCGCGGCGCCTGCGCGCACGCGAGCCTCGCGGTCGCGATGCCGCTCGCGACGTGGGGCGCACCGCGGGGCGCACGGGCGACGCCGAGCGATGGCTCGCGCAACTCGCGCCGGCGACGCTGCCCGCGGGCGTCGCGCGCACGGTCAACGACTCACACAGCAAGTGGTATCGCTTGCAGCGCGATCAAGCGTTGACGGTCGTGCTCGAGATCGATCTGTGGCAAGGCGAGCTGTGGGCGCACCTGGCGATCACGGGCCGCGGCGCGCCGCCGACGCTCGCCGATCTCGTCTACTGCCGTGACTTGTTCCTCGGCGACCGCAAGGCGATCCAAGTCTTGCCGCGCAAGATCGAGGCCGCCGAGGCGGGCGCGCGCTCGGTGCACCTGTACGTCCAGCTCGAAAGCGATTCGCTGCCCTCGTGCTCGCGCACGTGCCACCCATCGTTGCGAGAGCAGGCCTGATGCCCGCGCTCATCATCAAGCTCGAGGGCGATGCCAGTTGGCCCGACCTCGCGAGCAAGCCCGACGGGCAGATCATCGAGATCGAGCACATCGAGCTCGCGCTACTGCCCGGGGGCATGTCGAGCGGTAAGGCGTCCGTCGCTATCCGCCTCGACTTGCCCGACGGGCGCACGATCATCGCCCAGACGAGCCAGGAACTGTTTGACGCGGCTGCGCGCGCGTTCCGCGGTCGGCTCGAGTATCTCGCCGAGCTCGCGGCCAAGGGTGGGGCAGCGTCGTAAAATGTACCGCGCGCGATTTCATGAATGGTCGTGGGGCGCCGTCGGCGGGCGCACGGTGTGCGGTCAGTCGAGCCCGGCGGTGCGCCGCAACACGGTCTCGGATCTCGGCAATGTCGCGATCGATGACCGCTGCGGCAATTGCGAGCGCATGCGCGCGGCGATCGGCACCTCGAGCAAGCCCGTCGCGCCCGAGCCCGAGGCGCCGAGCCCCGAGCTCGCGGCGATCGCCGCCGATGCGGCGCAGGTCGTCGGCGAGCTCACCGATGCCGAGCGCCACATCATCGAGCACTCGACCGGATGGCAATCGCGCTGGCCGCTCTATCGCAACCACTTTTGCGCGGGCCCGTCTCACGATGATTGGTCCACGATCCAAGGCCTGATCGGGCGTGGGCTGATGCGCGTTACGCGCGAGCCCTCGGCGCTCTCGGGGGGTGACACGGTGTTTTGTGTGACGGCGATCGGCATCGCGGCACTCAAGCAAAAGAGGCCGGCGAAAGCCGCGCCCGGCAACCAAGCAAGCGGGGTGAATCGGTGATGACTTCCGACGATCACGGCTCGGTCAATAGCGCGGTCCTGCAAGCGATCGAGCCCTACATCGACGCGATCGCCGACCGCATCGCGGCGCGCATGCAGGCCGGGCGCGAGCGCATGATCAACCAGCACGAGAGCGAGCTCGGGCCGCGGCGGCATCGGCAGGCGGTCAAGCGCCGCTTGGCCAACGGCGAGGGCGGCGCGGGGCAGGCGGGGCGAAACTATCTGCTCAGCAGAGACGCGATCGCCGAGGAACTCGCCGGCAAGGGCGGCCGCCGCAAGGGCGCGCCGGTCGCCGTCGGCGTCGAGGGCAGCGCCGCCAAGTCGCGCACGCGCGAGCTGTCCGATTTCGAGCGCGAGGTGATGGGTGGGCTGCGCGCGGTGAAGGACAACGGGCGGTGAGATTTTTCACGGTTCCGTGGGCGCCCGGGCTCGAGCGGCAACAGCTCGAACGGGGGCCGTATGTGGCGCTGCGCTCGACGGCCGTGATTTGGCAACTCGGGATCCGCAAGGGTTTCGGGCGCGAGGTCGTCAAGGCTCGGCTCGCGAGCGAGCCGAGCTCCAGCAGCGTGGCGCTCGCGCTCGAGCTCGGGATGCTCGAGGAGGAATGCAGCGGGCTCGCGGAGGAGTTTGGGAAATGAAGATCGAACTAGAGAGCACGGGGCAGGTCGTCGAGGTCAACGGCGTGTTGTGCCGGGTGTGGGAAGGCAAGACGGCCGCCGGCGTGCCGCTCACCGCATTTATCGCGCGAGTCGCGGTCGAGCGCGCGGAGGACTCGCGGCAATTCGAGCGCGAGCTGGTCGAGACACGTCAGCCGCTCCCGGCCGGGTTTTGGCCTCATCGGATGGTGCTGTGATGCCGGGCGAGCTCGGTGAGAGTTGGTATGTGCTGCTGCTATCGGACATGCGATCGTCGGCGCGGATCGTCCGTCCCATCGCGCGCGCCCGCTCGGCTGCGGAGCTGCAACGACTGCTCGACCGCGAGCGGGTGACGCTCTATCACGAGGGCAGGTTTGCCAAGTCGTTTCGCCGCGGCGGCATGCTCGAATGGTACCTCGAGCCCGAGCAAGACGTCCGCCTGGCGCGCACGACCGGGATCGCCGAGGTGTATGCGGTCGCGGTGCGCGCGGGCGTCGAGCTCGTGACCGTGCCATTCCTACTGGCTATCCCGTCCCTCGATGATCTGGGCGCACGCGGCGCGGGCGCGGCGGTGCACTGATGATCCGGGGCATCGACAACAGGGGATGCATCATCCTCGGGATCACCGCGAGGGAGCTCGACGGGCTGCTCGCCGGCGAGCGGTGTTGTTTCGTCGCGAGCGCACCGCAGGCGCCGGGCCCGCACATCTGTCTGTGGTTCGGTGAGACGGACGCGGATCTACTGGCCAAGCTCGGGGAGATGTATCCGCAGGGCGCGCCCGTGGAGGTCGGCGACTATCGCGCGCAGCCGCGGCCCGACTATGGCGATCCGTCCCGCCTCACGTGGGAGTATTACGACAACCTGTGCAAAACAGCCGAGCGGTACGGCACGCGACAGAACGCCGGCACGGCCGCGCACATCGAGCGCCTGCGCGTGCAAATCGTCGCGCTGCGCGGCGAGCGAGGGAGCGTGGGCTGATGGATCGCCTTGGCGTCTATTGGTTGCGTCTCTCGGATCCGACACCGGGCGAGCGCACCTCGGCCGGGATCTGGGCTCAGTGCTGGCGCTGCGGCGTGCGCGAGCTGGTCACGCTGCCCGCCGATCTGGGCGACGCGCTCGAGGGGATGCGGCAAGCGCTCGAGGCGCATTGCCAGTGCGCGCCGTCGCTGCTCGGCGCGCGATGGGAATTGATCGTCACGCTGCGGCATCGCGTGCTCGATGCGTCGCCGACGGTGACGCTGCTGCCGCTCGCGCTCATCGAGGATCGCTCCCCTGAACAGCTCGCCCAGGATGGCGACGCGCAGATCGAACGCGAGGTCGATGAGATCGTCGCGGTGATGATGGGTGATGAAACGAAAGCGTGGCGCTGATGGCACCGAAATCAGGACCTCGATCGGGCCTATTGCCCGTCGCCGGCGGGTTCTCACAGATGATCAGCGCGGGGTTCGAGCAGCCGAGGGATGCATCGACCGGCAAGCGCGGCCGGCGGCGACAGTTCCGTCTCAAGATCGCGATCGATGAGTCGTACGGGGCGCCGCAGGCGCGCCGGGTGCTCGCCGCCGCGCGCCTCGCGGACATCGTGGCGATGCGCGACGCCCTGGTCGCGGTCGGCCGCGGCGCGCAAGCCGAGTTTTTGATGCGCAAGGCGGGCGCGGTCGCGGGCGATGAGGAAAAATTCCAGTTTGCGATCGCCGCGGCCAACGTCGTGATGACTCGCCCGAAGGACAAGGCGAGCGAGGCCTCGACGCGCTTTGTCACGTGGGGCCAGCTCGCCCGGGCGTGGGGTTCACAGGAACTGGCGCGCCTGTATCCAAATGCCGGCTACGGAAAGAAGAGCGCCGAGGCGACCGACGAGCCGCGCATCGAGTATCTCTGCAAGTACATCGAGCACGTCCCGCTCGCGACCTTCAACGACGACGACTATTGGCGCGGCATGCGCCCGGCCCGCGAGCGCTGCAAGACGGACAGCACGTTCAAGGCCTATGCGCAGGTCGCGCGCCGCGTTCTGAAAATCGCGGTCGAGCTGCGCATCATCCCGGCCTGGCCGCTCTCGGCCGTGTGCAAGCTGCCGATCGTTGCCAAAGGCGAGGCGCCCGAGTTTCCGTTCCTGTACCCCGAGGAGTATTGCCGGCTGATGCGCTGCGAGCTCGTGCCGCTGCAGTATCGGGTGCTGTGGGGTTTCATCATCCGCGAGGGCCTGCGCCTGGGCGAGGCGTTCCGGATCCGGTGGGAGCATTTGGCGATGTTGCCCGCGCAGCACGGCATGCGGGCGCGATGGGTGCTCAACGTTCCCGAGACCAAAACCGGGCGCGCGCTGATGTTCGTGCTCAACGCGGGCAGCGGCGAGGTCCTCGACGCGTTCCGGCGCCTGCGGCCCGAGAGCGCGGGCCCGTTCGTTTGGCTCTCGGCAACGAACCTCAAAAAAGCCGCCGACACCCTGCGCCGGCACGTCGAGCAGTCGGGCACGACACGCGAGCGGCTCCTGTTCACCGAGGGCCGCCTGCGGCGCCTGCGCGAGCACGACCTCCGCAGCACGTTCGTTTCCGCGAGCAAGCTCGCCGGCGTGGATAACGAGACGATCGCCCAGCACACCGGGCACGAGAGCAACGTGATGATCGCGCGCTACAACCGGAGCAAGGCGACGATCGAGCACTTGGGGCTCGCGCCGTACCTTCCGCTCGATCAGGCGATGGGACTCGACGTCGCCGGCGAGCTCGGCGCCGAGCTGCTCGTCGCCGAGGGTGTGAACGCCGGGCTCGGTCAGGGGCCAGCATCGAGCGTGCCGGGAGCTGACCTCCCCGGCGCGCACCTACTCGGCGCGGGCGAGACGAGCGGCGCACTCGATGAGACGAGCGGCGCGCGAGATGAGACGAGCGCGGCCGCCGGCGAGACATCCCCCCCGGTGTCTCGCCAGACAACGGCGGTCGCCGCGTCGCCCGGGGCAGCGCCGGCGGGGGCTCGTCGCCCTGCCGCACCGGCTGCCTCGGGCGATGCCCTATGCCCCGAGTGCGAGCGCCCGATGGCACGCGTTCGGTCGGAAAGTGGTCGGAACGGCTGGACGTGCCCGAGCTGCAACGCCGCGGGCGATGCCGAGGGCGACTGGCTGGAGCCCGTTACCCCGCCGTTAGCGCCGCCCGCTAGGCCAGCTCACGGCCAGCTCACGGCCAGCTCACGGCCAGGGCGCGCGCGCCGGCGAGGCGCCCGGGGGCAGCGCGCGGCCGCGGCAGCGGTGGCCTACGCGGGCGACGCGGGCGGCGATCTAGGCCACGCAAACGCGGCACCAAAATCGGCGACGCCGATGCCGGTGGCCTATGCGGGCGACCGCAGGCCACCGCTAGGCCACCCCCCCGAGCACATCGAGGCGGCCGTGTCAGTCGGCAACCGGTCGGCAGCACCGCTGAACAGCTGCAACCCGTGTGACCCCGGGTGTGACCCTGGCCTCGGCGCGGAGGGGGCGTCGGTCGTGAGAAACGGGGAAACGAGCATGTTTTACGCTGCGGTGCGCGAGGGGAGGGTCGAACTCCCATACCGTGAGGTGCTGGAACCTAAATCCGAGCCTCAGCAACCGGAACGAACAAAACCCGGGGAAATCGAGGCCGAGCCTGCGCCGGAACGAGCCGGAAGCGACCGAGGGTCACACCCGGGTGTGACCCTCCTCGGCCAGCTCCAGGCCGCGCACCGCCAGGCGAGCGAGGAATTCAACTGGACGGCGGCCCGGTCCCTGGAGCCACTGATCGAGGCCGAGCGGGTTCGGCTATCGAACGAGGCGGCCGCGCGCCGGGCGCAGGCCGAGCCGGTCCGGCTCGAGGTCGTCCGGGCGCAGCGCGAGGACCGCGGGGGGCGGCGATGAAGCCTAAGCGCCGACCGAAGAAACCCCGCGGCTGTAGCGTGTGCGGCGGCACCTGCGATGTGTCTTGCGTGGACAATCTCGGGGTGCCCTACCGGGGGTGCGCCACCTATCGGCTGCGGTCGGAGCCACCGGAGAGGGGGCCGCGGTGAGGGCCGCCGAGCTGCTCCTCGCCGCCTACCTCGGGGGGGCGGTCTGCTACGCGGGCGTGCTGCTCACGCCCACCCGTGCGGTCCGTCCCATGGCCGTCGCCTGGGCGTTCCTGCTCGCGCTCGTCTGGCCCGCGTCGATCGTCCTGGCGCATGAGGCCTCGGCCTCCAGGGGGCGACCGTGAGCGCCGGCAAGGGGCAGCGCGAGCAGCCCGGGCCCGAGGGGTTCACTTGGCGCGGGATCGACTTCGCGCCGCCGGCGCCGGCGGCGGGCCCGGCGGGTTTCTACACGAGCGCGCCGATCGAGGTCGCGCCCGACCGCATTGCCGAGTGGAAAGTGCACCGCCCGAAAGGCACGTGGCATGCCCGGCTCCGGATCGGCGGCGAGCGTTACCCAGGTGTCGGCGCGACCGCGGCCGCGGCCCTCGACGACGCTGCAGCGGAGGCCCGGAACGTCGCTACGTACATCGTGGCGATGCTGCCCGAGGCGCGCGAGCTCCGGGGGCGCAAGGCACCGCCGCGTCGGCGCGCGATCAAGGTGCGTCTCGCCGATGGCTGCTCGAGGCGCCGATGAGTCGCAATCTCGTTCGGAGGTGGCGGCGCGTCGCGCGGCAGTGGGGCACCGTCGCGCAGGCCCGGCTCGAGCGTGAACTCATCACGCTATCGCACGAGACCATTCGCGCCGAGGCCTACGCGCGCGTTTTCAACGAATGCGCCGACAGCCTGGAGCGCTCGCTCGTGATCGCAGCCGGCAAGCCACGCAAGGTACGCCGATGAGCGAGCCGACCACGATCCCGCCCGAGCAGCTCGAGGGATTCGCGCGCGAGCTCGGGCTCACGCAAGCGATCCTCGTGGGCTGGCAACCGTGCGTCGCGACGCACGTAGTTACGTGGGGCGACTCGCTCACCGATAGCGCCCAGGCCGCGCAGGGTGGCAACGCGGTCAGGCGAGCCCTTGGTTTCCCCGAAACGCTATGCCGCGCGCTCAGTCCGCGAGTCACGGAGGCGATCGCGCACGCCGAGGAGCCGGCGCAGGTCGCGGTCCGTCGCGTGCTCGCCGCGGCCGAGCGGTGGCTCGCGAGCTGGCACGATGCCGAGTCGCGCCCGGATCCGGACCTGCTGCCCGAGGAGGCCTCGCTCTATGACGCGGTGACCGCGTGGCTCGAGGTGCCCCGGTGAGCGGCAAGGTCACGCCGATCGGCGTCGCTCGTTTCGACAACGGGCAGCGCGTCTTTGTGCGGCAAGACTACGCGGGCCTGCCCGTCAACCAATGGGGCAAGGTCGTGCGCCTGCGCCGCGGCGACCACGGCGCTTGGGTTGCGCTCGACAAATGGCACGAGCGCTGCCCGTTCCCGATCACTGATGCGCGCGGAACCCACATCCTGACCTATCCCGAGTGCTGCAGCTCGTTCGAGCCGCCGGCGCCGGCGGCGAGGGGCTGCCGCCGCTGCGGCGAGTGCGAGGGCCAGCCGCACCACTGGCTGACCTCGATGCCGGAGTGCCCCGAGGGCGGCGAGGCGTTCATTCCGTGCAAGCATTGCGACGCTCGCGCGAGAGTATGCGACGAGTGTTGCGAGGGCCCGGTGTGGCCCGCCGACGCGAACAACCGACGGTGCGAGCTCTGCAACGCTCCCGGGGGCGTCTAATGAGCAAGGGCAGTAACCGCGGCGCCAAATTCGCGAGAGCCGTCGCCTTACGCGATGAGGGCGAACTCCAGTTGCAGGCGGGAACCCACAATCGGAAGGCCCGCCGCCTGCTCGCAAAGCAACGGCGCAAGGCTAAGCCCGCGGAGTCGGTCAAATGATGCCGGGCATGCATGCGCGCGCGCAGGGCGTGAACGATGATGAGTTGCGGCAGCTGATGTTGAGCGTCGCCCTGAGCGTCGCGGTGCCACTCTGGATCGAGGTCGTCCGGCTCATGAGCGACGAGCAGCGCATCGAGGTCGCCGCGGAGTGCTCGGCCATCATCGCACTCGGCGAGAAGTATGACGAAAAGCGTGGGCGATACGGCTCGGGGCCAGCCCTGCTCGCTTGCGGGATGCCCGGAGAGACAGCGCCCGTGTTCAATTCGACGGCGCTGGGCTTGGCCGTGATGGCATTTGCTCCAGGCGGTGCGAACTACCTCGGGATCCATTGGGAGGCGAGGGACGAATGAGCGGAGGTGGGCGACGCGGCGAGATCCGGATTCGGAAAGCTCGCCCGGTGGAGAAACAGTCGGGCGGCGTGCACAACCGCGCGGCGCGCAGGGCCAGCAAGGTGCAGCAGCGCCGGCCGTTCGATCGCCCCGCGGAGTCAGCAGAGGCTTTCGCGCAGCGGCGCGAGCGTCGGCGGCGAGCAGAGCGGGAAGCCTACTGGGCAGTAAAGACGGCTGCCGACATTCTCGACATGAGCCTCGAGCGCAGCGAGAGCGAGTGCGCCGGGCTCGGCGGCGAGTGGTTCCTCGGGCTGTTTCTGACCGCGGTGCCGATGTGGGCGCATCGCCATTACCGCACGGACCCGAAGCAACGCGAGCGCCGCGCTCATGAGCTCGGGCAAGATGTGATTTCCGCATCACAAGGCGCCGCGGCTATCGCGGATCCGGATGCCCGCGGCACCGAGTGCAAAGGCGACGTCGCCGAGGTGTTCAATGCGATCGCCGAGGGTATGGCGATCGGCGCCTACTGCCCGGGCGGGACACCGCCCTTTATGGGATTCGTTTGGGAGGTCGTGGGGAGCGAGCTGCGCGTCACGAACCGCGCTTTCTGCACGCGCTACCCGCTGGACGATGATGCTTTCTGGGCGGAGGCCGAGGCCGCGTGAACATCGAGCCTTACATGCCGGCGATCTCGGATGCGGCACGCATCGTGAAGGCATCGCTTCCCGCCGGGCACGCCCTGGAGTTGGCCGACCTCGTGAACATCGGCGTCGAGCGCGTTTTGCGCTATGGCCCGACGAGCCGAGTGCTCGCTTTCGTCTGTGCAAAGCACGGCATGTGGCGCGAGGTGCAGCGCTGGCAAGCGGGTAGGCAGGCGCGCCGCCTGCGGCCTGCGTTCGTCGAGTATGAAAGCGAGTGGGACGATTTCGTTTGGCGTCGCCGCACGGCGCTGGACGTCGAGCTGCTCATCGACCTGAAGCGAGCGCTCCTCGGTATGCAGCTCCGCGAGGCGGTCGCCTGGTATAGTCACCACTGGATCGGCGAGGAACTCGGCCACCTCGAGCAGGAATTCGGGGTGACCGAGGGTCGCATCCGACAGTACGCCGCGGCGGCACGGGACAAGCTCAAAGCCGCGTGGCGCGGCGCGGCGTTCGAAACGGAAGAGGACCGCGGCTCGCGCGAACGGGCGCGGGTAGCTGCGCGTGATGTGGCGCGCGCGAGGGCCAAGGCGAAAATGCTCGGCGAGCGACGGAGCCGGCGCGCGCAACTCCGCGCGATGGGAGCGACCGGCGCCGAGCTCATCAAAGGCTCCAGGTCACGCGCTCAGTTTTTGGCTGTGGCCCGCCGGCTCGCGAGCGAGGCAGGCGCCTGATGGGACAGCTCGCGGTGACTGACGGCGAGATCATCCGGCTCGCATGGGAGGCCGAGGATCGAGTGCGCGCCGGCGCCTCGTGCCTCGCGAGTCGCAAGCTGTCCGGCAAGGGCGAGCTCTATCTCACGCGGTTCACGCTGCGCGGGCGGCTCGTCTGGAGTCTGGTTGCGCGCCGGTGGCGAGCGTTCATGGGCGGATGGATCCGCGAGTGCGAGGACGTGTTTGACTACTCCGACGGCGATGCCGCGTGGCGCGCCGCGATCGGTTGGGATGGCAAGGGCGAGCCCGAGGGGTTCGCGCGGTATCGACGGCGCGCCTGATCAAGTTTGATCAAGGTCGCTCCGCCGCAAGGGAGCAAGCAATGGCAGAAACAAGGATGTTTCTACGACGGCGCGCGGTGCTCGCGAGCGCCGTCGCGATTCCAGTCGCCGCGATCAGCGCGGTCGTGCTGCGCGACGACGACGACGACGATCCGCGCATGCCTTGTGAGGGCTGCCGCGAGTGGCACTTTCCCGAGCAGCTCACGCGTGGCGAGGCCGGTACATACTGGTGTGAGGGCTGCGTCGAGGACTCGCCGGCGTCGTTCGTGCCGTACGATTTCGTCGAGGAGGACGACGAGCCGTGAAGCGCCGCACGGCGCGCGCGCGCCTCGGCGAGCTCGCCGACGGCGTCTACCTCGTGATTTACAACATGACCCCGAGGCAGCGACGCGCCGCGGCGCGCGCGCTCTCGGGCCTCACCGCAACGAACTGCAGTGCCAACCTCTATCGGCTGCGGCCCACGTTGCTTGGATTCATCGACGACGCGAGCAGCGCGCGCGAGCGCCGCGGGCGCGCGCGGGCCCTCGCCCTGGAGGCATCATCATGAGCAAGACAGAACCGATCCACGCTTTCCCGTTGTGCTGGCCCGAGGGGTGGCTGCGAACCAAAAACCGGGCGAGCAGCCCCTACAAGATCAAAACCGACGCGGCGATCACCGAGCTGTTTAGCAGCGTCAAGCTGATGGGAGGGCGAGACATCATCGTCTCGAGCAACGTGCCCGTCCGGAGCGACGGCACGATGTATCGCGGCGACCACAGCGACAAGCGCATTGCCGACCCGGGTGTCGCGGTGTACTGGACGGCGCGCGACGCGAAAGGCAACCCCGTGCCGCGTGTCATACCGTGCGACCACTGGCACACGGTCCGCGAGAACGTGCGCGCGCTCGGGATGGCCGTCGACTACATGCGCGGTCTCAAGCGCTGCGGCGCCGGGGAAATCCAGGATCGCGCGTTCTCGGGGTTCGCCCGCCTGCCCGAGTCGACCGCGGATGATTGCTGGACGGTCCTCGGTGTCCAGCGCACCGCGACGCGAGAGCAGCTGACCGCGCGCCTGCGCGAGCTCACGCGCACCGAGCACCCGGACCACGGGGGCAGCACCGAACGATTCGCGCGGATCACGCGCGCCTATCACGCGGCATTGGCGGCCCTATGAAACTCGTTTTCATCGCCGGCAAGCTGAACGGAAAGAACGCGTGGGAGGTCGCCTGCAACGTGCATGCGGCCGAGACCGCCGCGCTGCGCGTGGCCGAGCTCGGCGGGATGCCGGTCGTTCCGCACTCGCTCGGGCGCAGCATGCTTGGCACGCTGCCCGAGACCTTTTGGCGCGCGGGTTGCCTCGAGCTGCTCGCCCGGTGCGATGCGATCCTGCTGCTGCCCGGCTGGCTCGACTCGACGGGCTCGCGTGCCGAGTCGGATTTCGCAGAGCAGCGCGGGATCATGCGCGTCGGCGTCGCGATGCTGGACAAACCCGATTTCGTGCGCTGGCTCAGCTATCCGCCCGAGCGCGGCGCGTCGATCAAGGCCGCGATCGAGGCCGATAAGGAGGCTCGCCGATGAGGGAGCAGCAGCCCAAGGGACACGCCTGGCGCTCGATCCGCGTGCCGTCGGGCACCTGGAGCCCATTGGTAATCGCCCAGAGCATGTGGCCGGACGGGCGCATCAGCGTGATCTCGTCGCTGATCAATGCCGAGCTGCCGAGCGGCATCGGCATCGGGCCGCAATGGCATGTGTCCGTCTCGCGTTTCGGCAAGCGCCCCAAGCCCGCCGAGCTCGCCCGCGCGCAGCGCGCTTTCGGCATCGTCGGCTGGGAGGAGGACAACCACCATCCGGGCCACGCGCGCCATTTCTTTCGCCCCGTCGATCCTGCCGAGCGCGTCGAGTGCGAGTGCAAGACGAGCGAGACGGTACACGTCGAGCCCGACGGCTACCGCTGGACAAACCCCACCGATGAGCCGTGCCGCGGCTGCGAATATCAGGCGCAGCGCGGCAAGCCTTGCCCGATCCATGCCTCGGCAAGTGTGGGTGCGCCGTGAACGCCGGCGCGAGGTTCTCGTCGTGCCGTCGCTACCGCTATGCGCTTTGGCGCGAATGGGATCCGGCGCTGCCGACGGTCGTGTTCTGTGGTCTCAATCCGAGCACCGCCGACGAGACGAAAGACGACCCAACGATCCGCCGCGAGCTCGGTTACGCGCGTGATTGGAAGTGCGGGCGGCTGATCAAGGTCAACGCCTACGGCTGGCGCGACACCGATCCCAAAAAGATGCTCGCCGTCGCCGACCCCACCGGGCCCGAAAACCTCCAGACGGTCGTGCATTGCGCGCGGCACGCCGGCTTGTTCGTGGCGGCGTGGGGCAATCACATCCGCGAGCGCGACGCCTGGGCGCTGCGGGTGATGCTGAAGCGAGCCGGGGTCACGGTGTACGCGCTGCGCGTCACGAGCAAGGGCAACCCCGAGCATCCCCTCTACTTGCCGCGCAACCTGCGGCCTTTGACCTGGCCCGGGGGGCAACCCTGGACCTGGCCCGACACCTGGAAACGCGAGGAAATCTGAAAATGACAGCACGAGACAAAGTGAGCGGCATCGAGGCCGAGTTTTGGGACTGCACCGATCCCGAGGTGCTCACACACAAGGATCCGATCAGCGCGCTCGAGGCCTGCGTCGAGGATCATCTCGAGAAGGGGCGCCCCGTCGAGGACGTGATCCGCGAGATGGGTGGCATCTCGGTGCAGGCCTATCGCAAGCGGCTGCACACGCCCGGCGAGATCCTCGAGGCGGCCGAGCGCGCGCTCGATGCGGTGACCGAGGCGCTCGACGATGAGGAACACGGCCATCCCGAGGGCGATCAGCCCATGTTCTCGGTCGACGTGCTCGCCAAGCACCTGCCCGCGTTCGAGGCCGCGGTGATCGCGCTGCTCGCCGAGGGCAAGATCTGGCAATGCGAGGTCGTTCAAACGGTCGAGCTCACGCCCGACGAGACGATCGAGATTCCTGCTGCCCGAGCGGCCCGAGTGGTTCGGCGCGCCGGCGCCGGCGGCCGCTGCAGCGCCCGAGGTGCCCGCTTGACCTCGGCGGGCGTCGCCGCCGTGCCGCTCGAGGACCGAGCGGTTTGCGTGACCTGCGGCGTGGGTGTGTCGTTTGATGAGGATGGCTGCTGCTCGCACTGCGGTAACGAGGTGGCCCGGCTCGGCGACTTTCGCGCCCTGCTCGAGCGCGGAGGCCTCGGCCTCGTTCCCGCCGGGCCCCCCGATCTGCGGCGCGAGGAACTGATCAAAGCCTGGGCGCTGCGCGAGCTCGAGGCGCTACCGCGCGGACCCTGGCGCGAATGGATCCGAATGGGCACCGCGCCGGCGTCGCTGCAGCTCGCGCTCGAGGGCCTGCCCGAGTCGGTCGCCGCGCTCGTGATCGAGCATGTCGCCGACGAGCTCGGCGATTGCGAGTGCTGCCGCCGGCGCGCCCCGTGCCGCCACCTGAGTGACAGGAGCGAGAGCGGCGAGCGGGATTGGCGCTGCGCGTGGGGCTGCTCGCCGCCCGACGCGCCGCCGGCGGACATGCTGCAGCGCTGGGCAAGGGAGTGCGGGCTATGATCAGCGTGGCCTCGGTCAACTATTGCGAGCGCTGCAAATGCAGGACGCTTCACATTCCGATGCCGACGGGCGATCTCGCGTGCGAGCATCACTTGCCAACCGGGCCCGAGCACGCCGCGCCGCCGGCGCGTTGCGCGGTGGGGTGCGGGATGGTCAGCCCCGGCGGGACGTTGCATCACGTGGGTTGCGGCGTTGGTGCGCCGACGCAGCAGCAGGAACGCCCGCGCCGATGAGCAGCGCGCGGCGCATGGATCGAAAGCAGCTGAGCGATGCAACCCGCACGGTCAGACGCCTAGTTAGGGAGCAAACAGTGGCCAGGAAACCAAAGCCCGTCGAAGAATTGCCGGACGACTATCGGCAGATCATTCACCTCGCGTGCTCAAAGCGCACCCTCATGAACCTCGACACGATTGTTAAGCGGCATGCCCGCGATCCGCTTCTCGGTCCGATGAAAGGCGTCGAGGTCGGGCGAGAGCAAGCCGCTCGCTACGCGATCGCCTACTGCGCAGAGCACGGGCCAGCGCGCATCTCGACGACGGATTGAAGCCCCGCCGCGGCGGGCAGGAAGGGCCGGACAATGCTCCTCATCAAAGAGGAATTCGTAGGCGGTGAGAAATACCGCCGAGCCGTCGAGCTCGGCGGGTACGACGCGATCGGGTTGTGGCTGGCAATGAAACGCTACTGCTCGATCTATCCGGACACCGTCGGGTTCGTTCCGAACGAAGAACTCGACGGCCTGCCTGGAGCGCCGCGCGGCGCGAGGCGCAAGGCGCTCCAGGCATTGATCCAGTGCGGTCGGCTGCTGCCCGGCGGGCAGCGCGGCACGGGCCTAGTGGAGGCCGTAGCGGGCGGCTGGAAACTGCACGACTATCTCGATCACTCGGCGCCTCCCGAGGAAATCGAGCTGCGGCGCGAGAAAGCCCGGCTCAAAAAACAGAGCTACCGCGAGCACAAGCGGCGCGAGCTCGCTGCCGTCCGGCGCCTCGCGGGGGAATTGTCCCCGGGGACATCGGGGGACACCGAGGGGGACAGCCCAGGGGACATCGAGGGGGACAGCCCACCGGACACCGGGGGGACGGTCCTCGCGGGCGCCCGCCCGCACGAGGGCGCGCGCGTGCCCGCGCCTACGCGGGGGCGCGCGCTTCCCAACCCAACCCAACCCAACCCAACCAAAAAAAATCTTCCACGTTTGGCAAGCACGATCCGGGAGCCGCAGCGCATCGAGGCGGGCCCGGCACACCGGCAATTTGCGGCCGAGCACGGGCTCGAACTCGAACCGTTCCTCGCCCAGCTGCGGCAGGCGCCGAGCACCGAGGCGCTGAGCGACGACGAAATCCGAACGCGCCTCGCGGGCATGCTCGTGCAAGCCGTTGAGCGGCGCCTCGGGGGCGCAGCGTGATCGGGCGCGACGACGAGCTCGGGCCCGACGACGGCGACGAGCTGCTCGACGGGCTCGGGCCCGACGACGACGCCGGCGGCGACGAGCGGCTCGCCGATCTCGACCTCAACGGCTGCAACGATTGGACGGTCGAGCCGTGAGCTGCCCCATCGGGGCGCGCACCGGCGAGTGCCCGGTCACCGGTCGGCAGCTCGAGGTTTTGCAGATCATCGAGCGCTCGCTCGAGGCGCGCGGGTTCCCGCCGACCTACGCCGAATTCACCGTCGAGCTCGGGCTCAGCCCGCACAGTCGGCAGGTGATCCACGAACATCTCTTGAGGCTCGCCGCCAAGGGGATGCTCGTGCGGCACGCCCGCGCCGCGCGCGGGATCACACTCACGACCGCCGCGCGCGAGCTGCTCGCCCGCGAACGGGTAAAGCAGGGAGAAAGTCAATGTCACAGAGTTTCGACACCGAACGCGAGCTGACCCTCACCGAGATCCGAGAGCGCACCGAAATGCGTGAGCGGCTCGATGATGAGCGCGACGCTTTGCTCGCCGCGATCGAGGACCGCCGGCGCGAGGTCCGCGGATTCACCGCGAAGCGAAAAAAGATCGAGTCGCAATTGCGCGACGTGCGGCGCGAGCTCCGCACCGGCAAGATGTTCGAGTCTCCACAGACCTCGCTCGCGCTCGACTTGCAGCCGCCGATCGATCCATTCACGGCGCGCTATCCCATCGCGCGCGATCACGAGACGTTGCACGGGCAGCTCGCGGTCGTGCTGCAAGGGGTGCTCGTGCCGAGCATCGAGAAACTCGAGCGTTGGGCCACCAGTACCGGCATTTTCCACGGTGTTGCGAACTGGGCGCGCACCGAGCTCGCCTACTTGAACGCGAAAGAACACCCCGATCTGACCCTGCCGCCGCGCAACCCGATGCCTCGCAAGCTGCTCGATTTGCGGATATACCTCGGCAAGGCCGCCGACAAATCACGCAAGGCGCTGCAGCCGCGGCAAGCCAAGACGCGGCCCGCCGGGGGCACGCCGATCGCGAAGCAACGGCGGCGCAAATGAGCCACTGCGATCACGGGTTCGGACGCTGCCCGGTCTGTGACGCGGGGGTGCCCTGCCCGGAGTGCAACGGCCTGCGCGCGCGGCTCGTGAACATCTATCACCTGACCCTCACCGGGCAGGACCCGGCCGCGACGGTGCGCGCGGTACGCGCCGCGAGCGGCCCGGGCGCGCCGGCGCCGGCGCCGGCGCCGCCGGCGAGCGACCTCGACGTGGAGCTCATCGACCATGGCCCCTGGATCAAGCGAAAGGAACCCGATGCGTGACCGACCAATTCGGCAAGGCGATCCCCGCCCAAAAGGGCGACCGCTACTA